GACTGGTCGGCATTTTTTTTGTACTAAGAAAGTACAAAAAATATGGGATTACGTCTGCGTTTTTGTACTTTTTAAAAATCACCTTGACAAGTGTGGGACATTTTGCATTCGATTTTATTTTTTTCAAAAAATCGTTAGACTGCTCGCCATTTTTTTTGTACTTTGGAAAAAATAACACCTGTATGCGAGCCATTTTCCGGCGAACCCGACCTCCGACCTAATCGCATTACAAGTATATAATACTTTTCTGTCAGCGCATCTTAAACGCTTATATACTATAACTCCAGAAAAAAATAACTAGGGGCAAAAAATTATCGCGTCCGACCCCTAAGTATATTGGGCTGGGGGTATATAATACTTCCGAATGGCCCCCCCGTACCCCATACCAGATGGGCTGGGGGTATATAATACTTTTGGGCCGTTTTGTTATTTTTTTGTACTTTTTTTGTACTTTTTATATACTTTTTTGTCTTTTTTTCTTTTTTTGTATTTTCTTTTTTTGTTATTTTTTTGTCTTTTTTTATTTTTTTGTCCAGTGTTTTTTTTGTACAGTATTTTTTGTCCATATAATTTTTTGTCCAAACAAAAAATTAAAAAAAAGGGAGGTTAGTCCTCACCCCCTTCTCCCATACATCTATTGCAGTGGCATTCAGTTCCATGATAATAGTCTGTCGCTTTATCATAGCAAGGTTCGCATCTCCATGAACCGTACACATAATAGTTTTTGGTCTTCTTTCTGCCGCAGTTACTACAAATAGGAGCATTCTTCATTTACTCAATCACCTCTATCCATCCAAACTCCATGTATAAGTCGCCGTTTTCATCTTCCATTTCTAGTTCAATCCTTTTGAAAAATCTGCCTGTAAATCTACAAGTCCACATTTGAAAGTCACCTACCGCACCGCGCTCGCACCTATCGCACTCGCACCCGTAAGGAATAACTTGAAGGTCAAAAGTTTCATCAGCCATTTATTCATCACCTCCGTCGGGTTGTACGGGGATGACCTCATCGTTGATTAGGTCATATATTGCATACTGGTCAAATCTTACAGCAACTTCAAACGCATCATCAATATAATGAAGGACTTCAGTGGCATCAAGCACCAAATCATCACCATCTACCCACGCACCAAAATAAGCGGAAGGACTTTGATATTGAACCCATTGACAAAAGTTTTCAATAATCAAATGAAGTAAATGGTCATCACATAGTAGATAGTTAGATATTCTCAAATCATCGCCTAGATGTATGGCAACGGCGAAAGCCTGTCTATGTGTTGAAAAATCTTTATTGATAAACATAAATGTATCAGGATTAAACGGGTAGTAATCGATTTTATTATGCAATATCCCAAAAGTACACCCTCCGTTACTCTTGATATGCTCAAGAGCGAGGGGAGCAGTCAAAATTCGTTCATTGGGGTTGAATGTTTCCTCCATGATTTACCCTAGGCGCGACGGCTTATATACCTTTTCATGATGAAAATGTTTATATGCTATCGTTTTTTAGATGGTATCATGTAAGTTTTTTATGTCCGTTTTTTGTCTTTTTTTTGTACATTTTTTGTATGTTTTTTATACTTTTTTTGTCTGTGTTTTATTTTTTTTTGTCCAATATTTTTTGTCTTTTTTTGTCCATATAATACACTGTAATATTTTTTGTCCATTAAAAAAAATGCAAAAAAAATATGGGGGCCGAAGCCCCCATGCGCCCGAAGACGACTTTGGCTCTCATTTTGATTCGCGGGTTTCAACTTCTTACTATCCTCCTATTTTGGTCATTCATTCAATACCCTTATTCCTTATGCTAAGTACATATTCATGTCGTCAGAAGTAAGAGTTTTGATTTCTTCACCCCACCATACCTTACGGGCTACCATGTTAAGAGCCACAGGATTTTGAAGTATTATTGAAAAAGCATTTGCAGCACTTCCTAGAGAGCCAATTGCTCCAGTTGTTACACCTGCTAATATCAACGCCTCCATCAACTTCTGTGCTGCTCTTACGCTGCCTGATGGGTAAGGTTCGTCTAGCAATTTAACGGCTGTTTCAACTGCTTCATTTAATTCTGAAACATTCTTAGCGTTCATCTGCCAATCCCTTCTTACGATTTTATCATTTGAGTTAGTCATTATTCATCACCTCCTTGGTCCGGCGACTCCGGCTCATCGGTTTGATATTTCAAAGGTAAATCACATTCTGAACAGTATTTGTAAGTATAACCATCATCGGCCATTTCTTCATAAGAATCAAGGCATTCATCACAGTTGCATTCATCTCGATACATACTCCATTTCAAACGTGCATACTCATCAAGAAGAGAATCAATATCATGGGTTTCCTCATAGTAAATATCTATGTGATAAACACATGGCTCATATTCACCCATATTCTCAACACATAGTCTAATATTACCACCTAAAGGCCACACTCGTTCATATTGTTCGGTTGACTCATTCAAAATATCTTGAACTACATCGTGTTGAATCTCAGGATTTCCCCACATACTAACCGAAATAATCTCATGACCCTCAAAGTTATGGGAAAGGAAATGAAGGGCCGAAGCCCCGTCATACTTCTCCATTTATTGCTCACCCCCTTGACTTCGATAGTTGAAGTAATCGCGGGTAACGAATACCTTGACAGGAGTGCAATAGATACCGCTCTCATTGAAGTTCTTGCCAATGTACTGCTCAACCTTAGCACCTTCAATGAAGAAGGTCATCTGCTTGCAGTCGGTCCACTGAGTGCCTCTATATGCTTGACCTGCCTTAGTGCGTTGCTTCCCCTTTTGGAACTCAACACGGCCAATAGAAAAGTAAGGGCGACCGTAACCGTCTAGGGCTAGAATGATGTGCTGGGCGTGTCGGGTGTGGTTTCTTGTAGATTCACGAAGTACGACTTCATGAACACCCTCATCAAGCATTGAGCCACATGAACGGCATATGATTGAATTCAATGGAAATGTAGTACCACAAGAGCATAAGAAACGCTCTGAATAGTGAAGCCCTTTGTCTAGGTTGGAAGTATGAACACCACTTCGACCACGTTGGTTCATGTCACTCATACCGCTAACCCTGTAAGGTGCTTCCCTAACTACTCGGTTCTTATTGTCATCACCATGAGCCACAACACCAAAAGCGGAAGGATGCAACTCATTGAATTTCTGTGAACCCTTGATAGTATCTGAATCAATTACTGTGACACTAATGTCATTCAACTTGTTAATAACTGTCTTGATTCGCTGTCGTGGGCTGTAATCAATAACCCGACTTCTAGCAACTTGGCGAAGTGTCAAGAACTCGGTTTTTTCGGTAACTTCTCCAAGAGTCTCAAGAATAGTCTCTCCAAGGACTTGAAGGTTTGAGTTAGGGGTGACCTCGTTCAACCCTGTGGCATTCGTTATCATATTCACTAATACGTTTTTACCTCGCATGATGTACCATTTTCTTATGTAGTATATAACTATTTCCTGCCAAAAATCTGAAAGTCGCCACCTGTACATATGCTTAGTGCCACTCAAAATTTTTTACAAAATTTTTGAAACCAAGTATTTATACTCTACGTCGTCTTGTAACTCCGCCTATACCAGAACTACCGCGTCTTGGCAACGTATTTTTCTTGCTACCGCCTATCCACTCGCCGCCGGATAGAGAACCCATCGCAACGGCTATGTTACCTGTTGGAATCTGTAACTGGTCTACTGCGTGTGCAAATGCCATCGCCGCGTCGTTGTGCTTGCCCAAGTCTACAATGTTGCCCTCGCGCCACGCATGACTCTCTAATTCTTGAAGCAAAATATTTACTATACGTCTTGTTTCGTCATCACCATAAGGAAACATTATTTTTTCACGCTCAAACCAAACTCGCAGTCTATTCATCAGACCTTGCTTCAACACGCGATTACTAACGCGACTTTTGCGATAATCTATCGTAGCACCTTTTTGTGCCAGCAAACTTTCGTACAACTGCTGAAAACCCACATCTTCTGCTGCTAACGGTGCATTACCATATCTTTTTACCATGTCAATCAAAACATCAGCCTGTTTATCTGGTGGGAAGTCATTACGTCGCCACATATTTACAAAATGTACAAAGCCCTCGGAGTCTTGACGTACCACCACAATTACCGAATAGTCACGACCCAAACCATGTGCGGGGTCAAAACCAATAACATAACGAGAGTTGTGTATTTTTTCTGCCTCAAGCAAACCGTTCATGTTTAAGTTCTTACGAATAAGCATACGTGGGTACACGGCTGCTTCGTCATCTACAACTCTACACAGATACTCTTGTACAAAAGATAACTCGCCCATAGCCTGTTTTTGTTCTAATAAAAACTCAATAGGTCTATATTCAGGCCACAACTCTTGTGCTGGATTATTTTCTGCATCTTCTTTCCACTCATCCCAATTTTTGATAGCAGACCATGTACCAGATTTCCATGCGTCATTTTCTAACATCTCAGTATGATAAAGGTCATTCATGCTCATAGGAGTACCAACCACATAAATGCTAGTACCGGGACTCAACATCGGCGTAATTTTTTTACGAAACCAGTCACGGGTAACACCGGGGTTCAAATCACCCATGTCATCTAGTACGTCATCGAATGCGACTGCCGCAGGGTGTTCACCACGAATAGCAGAGCCTACGCTAGTAGCACGAATCCATGCGCCGTTAGTAAAGCGTAGTTCTAACTTGTTACCTCTACGTGGGTCAAGATACCTACTAAGTTCGGGATGCCTCTTCATATCTTCTCGTATTTCTTCAAGACGACGTATAGCCAAATCTTTACTAGCAGAAAATAACCAAATAGTAAAAGGTTTTTCACGCCATCTTTCAAATAAACATTGGTGTAGTAACTTTACTCTAAGAGTTGTAGATTTACTATGGTCCCTTGGCGCAATAATGCAAACCCGGTGAACTTGCGCTCCTTCTCTTTTACTGTACATATCCATCCATTCTCCAATGTGGTCGCCCCATGTGTAGCCCAACCACTTGTAAAAATACTCAATACTACTTTTACTGCGAGCCATAGCAAAAGCGGAGTTATTAGACATAAAAGCACCTATCTTGGCCCAAGAGCCTTTTCGCCACAATAAGGACATATTCGTTTTAATGCTTTGGCGCGTATCATTCTATCTGCTGCCCAACCACAAGAGCGACATACAACTGCTTCCCATTCCATCAGTATCTTCTCCCTAGTTGAAATCTAACACAATCTTTGACACATTCAAAGCAAACAACCTTTTCATCAATCCACATTACTTCACGAAAGTAAATACTACATAAAGAACATTGAAATTGTTGAAAATCATTCATTTCGTACCACCCTCATATATCCACAGTATATTCTTTTACCTTCTTTGTAAACTATACATTTAGTATCGCAAAGCACCTTTTCTTTGCCGCAACTATTACATCGGCGTAATTTAGGACTTTTACTCTTCATTTTCCATCACCGGAGCATACAAACTCCCAACTAATCCTTGTTCGCAATCAATAATGTGAGCGCACAGACCGGGACGAGAACGATAGCCGTGTCGTGCATGATACCTGTCTGTACCTGCTAGACTTGGCAACTGTACTACAAACGCACCATTACTTTCAGTCAAAGACCTATGATGTAGATGTCCGTGAAACCATACGTGGTTTTCACAAAGACCCCACTCTTTACGTTGCTCTTGCGCCATCAAACTAGGAAGTCTATCCGGCTTGATAGAATCACCATGAGTAAAGCCCAACAGATTTTCCTTCCAAACAATATACTGGCGTGTGTTGGCGTTGATAACTACATCCACATCTTCTGCATTTTCATATACCGCGCTAAGATACATCATAAGTGCTAGACTGCTCATACGGTCATGGTTGCCCGGCATAAAGACTACTTGTATAGGAGCAACTGCTCTTAGCATCTCAATATGCTCACGGGCCATTTCGCAACCACTCATCATGATTTGACCCGGACTACCAGCAACGTCTTGCGGTGTACCCTTTGTTGTTGTAGCAAAGTCAGTGTCAATGTGAAACCAATCGCTACCTGTCGGAACAATAATCTTTTCAGGTTGACCCGGCAACCTACCAATTAGATTTTGTGTTTTAGAAATCAAGCGACTGCGAGCAACACCAAAGTCATATGCTTCTCCTGTCTCATCTTCCCAACCATATTTACCCCAATGAAAATCAGTAGGGGATATAACCGCTACATATTCACTGATAGGAGTTTCTAACTTGATTGGTTTGTACCTAGCAGAAAAATCTACATCTGCCAAAAGACTACGGAACTCATTTAACAAGTAGTAGTCTAATTCGTTGAATGCCTCTGCATCTTTTTTCATTTGACGCATCATCTTCGCTTCTGCCTTTTTCATAAAACCCATACGCTGTTTTTCAATAATGTCATCTATCATATCATCTACATTACGAGTAAGCATATCTTCGTCAGTGTATGGGTCCATTTCATGCTTCCACTTATGCACCTTTACGTATTCAGAAATCCACTGTCGAGGAAATCCAAACTTTAGAGCCATTTGACTGATTGTGTAACCTTTTCCTGTAAAATCACTGTAAGCATTTTTCATCATACGGTGTGTGTCGCCATCGACTACTACCATACTACCTGTCATTTTCAATGACGTAATGTATCTATCATTGTGTTTATCGTAGTAATAATCTTCGCCACTTAGCCATCCATCTTCTTCGTCAGCAAATTCAGCAGGTTTTGGTAAAGACTCAAGATTATTTGTTTTCATGTATCTATTTATGTTCATTCTCCAAGCGGCTTCGTTACCTTGTTTTTCATCAACCTTAGACAAAAATCTAGCAAACTCAGCAATATTGTGCCAACCGTTGTTTATGTATTTTTGAATTAGTTCAGCAATATAAACTGCGCGTACCTTGACGCCCGTTTTACCTGTCATAAAACACAATGAGTTATGTTACTTAATAAAGGGATGGGGTCAGTCTATTGTTTTTATAGTTTTTGTAACCCACTGAAAGAAATAACAAATAGACGTAAAGCCTAAATACACAATTCTTTTTTTTCTTCTTTAATGTCTTTAGGGTTCTTCCTAATTTTCTTAAACATCTTTGAAACAAAAAAACAATTAAAAAAACCAGCAGACGTAAAGGCATTAATTTTTTCAGAAGAAAATTGAAAGAATAAAAACAATTCATGCAAACCTTGATTGGAAACTTAAATAATTACTAAATATGAAAATAAATGCTTTAGACCTACCGGCATTGTGGTCTGCTCTCAAAGGCAAAGAAGATTTTCAAATGTGTTACGATGAAGCACAAACCGCTTGTTTAGATGTACCCGGCTACGTCAACAGTAGTATAGTTCTTATTGCTATTTTTGCCGAAGCACTGTTCTTTATTTTTTTGTTTATATCTACGCGGGTAATGTTAAAACATCGTAAAAAGACTCGTAAGGACAATGGAGCCAAGCGAGGGCAGGGCCATAATAGAGAGGCTTGACAGCCTCCGAACTAGAATGGACCGACAGGATGGAAGAATAGGTGAAATCGTTGGCTACATACGTCAGCCGTATGAAAATACTAGCCGTTTGATGTCGTTAGAAAGCAAAGTAGACGAGATACAAAAGGACATACAAGAAATAAAGGCGGGTCCGGTGTACTCACTAGACCGAGCAATAAACAAAAAAATCGCAAAAAGTGGCGGAATTCTTATGATTTTGCTAATTTTAGCCCAAAGTTTAGCGATGATTTAATAATCAGCGAAAATAGTCGCTTGTTATGGTAGAGCGTAAGCCCCGTCGTTTTCCTTGGTTCACAAGAGAGGTAACGGCGGAAGAAGAAGAAGATGAGCCACAAGAACGTATTGCTACTAATACTCCACTTAGAGTAGCAGCAGGTATTCCCGATATTATGCGGGACACCGAGGTTTTACAAAAAGACAGTAACTTTGACAATGAGTTTGACTTGTACGACAAAATGATTAAATTAGACCCCGAACTCAACGGAGCAGTCCGGGCCGTAAGCCTGACTGCTAACAATTATGAGATAGATTATTCGCGTGGTAAAAACGGCACAATAAGAAATGCTATCGAAGAACTTGTGCATAAAATTGATTTTGATGATTTTCTTATCAACGCTATGCGTTCACTTATGGTATATGGTAACGACATCAACAAATTAGTTGGTAAAGCGGGTACAGGTATTACAGATGTTCAAAGTCTTCCAGTAAAGCAGATTACTATTGTAGACGAGCGTGGCGGTCTTGAGTCATACTTTGTAGCCACCGAAGACTCTCCAATCATTCGTGCTGTGACATATATGTTACGAGAGGCTACCCTTTACGAGCAAGAGTTCCCTGCCGATGAAATACTACACATTCGTATCGACTATCGCTCTAACTGGTTTACAGATAACAAAGGTCGTCGAACTTACGGTGTATGGGGCGCATCCAGATTTACGTCTTTGAAGCAACCTATTCGTGCAAAGTATAACACTATCAACAATCGTGTATCTTTGGAAGATGCGATGACCAAACAATTCATTACAATAGACAAATCTGCTATTGAACACATACAAGACCCACTTGAACAAAAAGAAAGATTACAACACATAATCGACGAAGTTATCAAACTTTTCGATGGACTGCGAGGCGACCAGATACCAGTGCTTCCTCACTATGTACAATTACATCATGTAGATTTACAAAACACCATACCGTCTTCCGCAGACTTCCTAGACACTATCAATGCTGACATCGCAGCAGTTTTACAAGTCCCAAGAGTAGCGGCAGGTCAAGAACGCGGCTCAACCTTTGCTGCGACCTATAATGCTAACTTGTGGGCTGTACAAGCAATTAGCCGTCTTCAAAAGATTCTTGGCGAAGCAGTACACAAATTGTTTTCTATGCACCTTGATTTACTAGGCATCAGTCATAGTATGGGCGATATACCACCAATTAGGTTTGAGGCTATGAATGAAGAGTCACCTCTTGCTATGATGCAAAGAGCGGTGCTTGGTTACAATGCTGGTATCATTACACTAAATCAAGCACTAGATATGATTAACTTACCATTGGCTGACAGAGAAGGTGAACAAAGAAAGAAATCTTCAAACAACAGTCGTGGCATAGGTGACTTGCCTAGAGAGGATTCTCAACCGGGCGCGTCGGATTTGATGAACAATGAGTAAAAAAAATGGTAGGTCGTTTAACGACAAGATGATAGCACGTACTGTCCTACCAGTCATTTATTTGTGGATGGTATCTGCTGGCGCAGTTGTCGCTATGGGTATTTATCAACCTGACATTGTTTTAACTAATCTTGATGGTTTTATTGCGTTGATTGCTATTATTGGTGGTGTTGCTGCTCCGGCATTTAACACTCTTATGCGTATGTGGGAATCAGAACAGGCCGCAGAAGTCGCTGAAATACCAGCAGACTTTGTGCATGAAAGAGAAAGAGAAGTTGAGCAACATCAACATACAATGATTGTAGAGAAACATGAGGCGGGTGTAACCAGTGGCAAAAAGTCCTGATGACTTTGATATGCTTGTACGCAAGGCAAAAACTCTTGCAGAGGCCACTGGTCGTTCCGAAGAAGATGTTCTAGCAGACCTAATGGATGATGGTGTGCTTAACGAGTCTAATAAAGAAAAACGCGACCTTGTATCTGAACTAAAGGAAGCAGCCGAACTTATCAACACTGTCCAAGCAATCAACAAAGAAGTATCTGACAATAAAGTATTGAATGGTAATGGAAACAGTACAAAGGTCGAAGTCGATACTACGCTAGAGGGAGACATAGTAGACCGGGCTATCGAATCTGTTCAACGCAAGGCTGAAAATATCAAAAAAATACTAATATTGATTTCGCCACTTTTCCTAATACTAGGTGGCGGTAGCCTAGAAATGTTTGGTATCACAAACATGGTCGGTGACGATGAGCCTGATGATTACGATGATACCTATTACGAAGTTTGGGGATGCACTGATTACTCAGCAGAAAATTACGACGAGTATGCAAATATGGATGATGGTACTTGTTATTATCCTACTTATGGTTGTACTAACGATGCCGCACCTAATTATGACCCCGAAGCCGATATAGATGATGGTTCATGTGAGCCAAATCCGCCCCCACCAAGACCCGGTTGTACAGACCCCGAAGCAGAAAACTATGATGAAGATGCACAGGAAGACGACGGCTCTTGTGAATACAATGAGCCTGAACCAGAACCAGAACCAGAACCAGAACCGGAGCCTGAGCCTGAACCTGAACCTGAACCAGAAAACAATTGCACAGTAGCCATAACTAATCATTATAGAGGTCATGTGCAAGATGATGAAGAACAAGATGCTATTTTACTAGCATTTAGAATAGTCCCTAATGATTGCGACGAAGAAATCTTAGAAATAGATATTGATTTGTATTCCCAAGGAAATGATGACGACCCTGAATATACTTACTTTGTTAGTGTCACTGGTGACGAAGTACACGACATATCACACACATTTGATGATGTAGATGTAGGTGCTTGGATTCCTAGAATAACTGCATCTATTGATGATGAGATACAAGAAAGAGTTTGGTTTTGGGGAATAGACGTAGAGCAACAAGTTTGTGAAATAAATCTATATAGTATCAATATAGGAACTAACAATACATCTGCGGTTGTATTTTATGACCTTGATTGCGGCACAGAACAAAATGACCTTGGTGGTTACAATGTATCTGTACAATTCCTTGTATATGCTGTCAACTCAAGTGATGACCCTATTGAATATAACACATCTTTACATTATATTGAAGGCTATGAAGACGATACACATATGCTTCGACTAAGTAATTTTACAAGCAACAATACAACAGTTTATGACTTCTACTGGTATGCTATATGGGAGGATGCTGACGGAGAGCAACAATTTATCGAGCGTAGTTGGTTGAATAGAGAGTTAAGTCCTTGAGGTGAAAAATGTTCGACATTTTACAAGAAGTCGAACTAAAAGAGCGGCTGGAAAACTTTCAAAGTTCTACTGACAAAGGTTATCCTGAATCTGTAACGCCACTTACATACTACACTAAAAAAGAAAATGATAAGATTTTAGCCTACTCTTCTTTTTCTGATATGGGTGATTTTTACTTTGTAGGTAACACTTACGTTATGCCGCATAGTAGAGGGCAAGGAATATACGGTAGATTACTAACTAGCAGAAATAAACACCTGTCTGACAAACCAAAGGTAACTCTTGTGAATCCAATCGAGGGTACAGATATAGAAATACTAAAAAATCAAGTGGCTAAACAAGGCGGTGTAGAAGTTACTTGTTATGAGCAAGTTGCAGATATAATGACCCAAGACCTTTACAAAACACTATGTTGTTTGCCGGTCTACATATACAGGTGATACCATGCCGGACCCGAAGCCAAATGAGAGTCGGGACGACTATATGGATAGGTGTATGGGTGATGATAAAATGGTAGAGCAGTTTGGTAATCCTAAACAAAGGGCTGCTGTATGCAATTCTTATTTTGAAGAGGGTAAAGCAGCATCAGAAGAATACGAAGATTGGGGAGAAAATGCTACGGCAGCAGAATACAAAGGTCGTAGTGTAACACTTAACAAACCCTTTAGAACACCTAACGAAAGTAAAAAGTTCGGTGTGTATGTTAAAAATCCTAGTGGTCGCGTAATCATTGTAAGATTTGGCGACCCTAACATGGAAATAAAACGCGATGACCCAAAGCGACGTAAGGCATTTCGTGACCGACATAACTGCGATACTGCAACAGATAAAACTACTCCTAGATATTGGTCATGTAGACAGTGGGAAAGTGGCCGAAGAGTAGAGGCAGAGTTTTCTGTTTGTGCTAGTTGTGAAACACAGGCTGCTTGTGCCGAGGCAGAAAATTGTATGGGTAACGCAGAGGCACAAAAAGACCCACGTTCTACACCAGCCCCACCAAAAGATAGAAAGAAAGGCTCTAAGAGAAACAAGCCGGGTTCTGCTAGACCGGGCGGTAAAATTACTTTTTCAGAAAGTGTTACTAAGTCACTACAAAAGAAAGTAAAAGAACACAACGAAAAATCAGACCGTAAAGTTACACTAGGCAAATTGAAGGCTGTATATCGTAGAGGTGCTGGTGCTTACTCTACTTCTCACAGACCGGGGGTATCAAGGGCTGCTTGGTCTATGGCAAGAGTCAATGCCTTTCTTACATTAGTTAGAAGAGGTAGACCTGCTAATCCTAAATATACGCAAGATAACGACCTTTTACCTTCTAACCATCCTAGAGCATCAGAAGAGTTGAATAATCACTCCGAAGATTTGGTCGCTATGGGCGGTTGCGATTGTGACTGTGATGATAACGCAATCGCTGAAAGAAACGGAGAAATGTACGATAACCCCGGCGAGGCTATGGACCGTGCTAAAGAAATGGGCTGTAATAAAATACATACTCACGATATAGAAGGCAAAACTATGTTTATGCCATGCGGCGATATGGAAGAATACCGTGAGAAAATGAAAGAGGCTTCTTATCATGATAAGAAAAAATATATGGCTTCTGATGAAGATGAATGGTATGATGATGACGAAATCATGGAAATGATGCTAGACAACGCAGAAGCAAAAGAGCATTACAATACACCAACTCCGAAATCAGATGAAACTCATAAAGAATACATGGATAGATGTATGGCTATGGGCAACAGCGAAGCAGCGTGTAAGATAGCGCATGAAGGACATAAATTCAAAGACCAAGATAAACCACATACTAGGTCTGACCACGAAGCAAAACACAAGAAAGACCATGAAGAAGATAAGTATGGTTATGCAGAAGAAATCTCTGTTACTATCGATTTAGATGTCTCAGATGTTGTTGCAGTTGTAGAGGCTACTACAAAACAAACTATACTAGAGATACGTGGAATTGCTTTTCACGAAGGTATGAATAAGAATAAATGGTCCCTAACTCGCGAAGGTGCAGAGATTGTGGTTGAGCAAATGGTGGGAGCAGATGTAACACTCAACCATCCCAAAGCCCGTGAGGAAGGGGCGGGTTTTACCCGCAACATGAATGGTGATGTTGACGAAGCCGTTGTCGGTGTAGTCAAACAAGCATCCATTCGTGACCTTTCCGATGGTCGTTGGGAAGTAACTTATGTGGCTCATGTAATACGCACAGAATTATTTTCTGCTCTTGAATCTGGTCTTTGGAACCGTGAAAACTATGGAGTTTCCATAGGAGGTACAGGAATACCAGTATCGTCCTCCGAGGACGGAATTGTGTTCGGTGAAAGGTTCCGATTTGACCATCTAGCGATAGTACACAAGCCAGCATATCCAAGGGCTAATATCGAATCAGTCAAGCGAATTAAAGCCGAAAAGGTAGAAATGAAAGCATCTGAAATGCTTAAGTATGACTCAATACTTGACCAAGAACAACAACAGGTGATTGCTATGACCGATGAAGAAATGAATGACGCTAACAGCGAGATTGAAGCACTTAAGGCTCAACTTGTTTTAGCAAACGCAAGAGTAAACGAATTTGAGGCCGCAGAAGAAGCCCGCGCAGAAGAAGTAAGAATGGAATTAGTTTCCGAGGCTTCTGAACTAGGCATGAGCGGTCATGACGACCTATCCACAGACACACTAAAGAGTCTAATCGCATCTTGGCGCGAATCTCATCCAGACCCGGAGCCAGTAGAAATGGCTCCTGTTGCAGAACCAGAGGTTGCTTCCGAAGAAGTTATTGCTTCCGAGAAGCCAACTGCTGTGGTTTCTAACTACCTCAACGGCAAACTTGTCGAAACCGATGCAAAGGCTTACGAAAAGGCATGGAACGCATGGGCTTCCGCTTGGAACAAGACACTTGCTGTTGCAGAGCGTGATTCAATGCGCGCACCAAGTTTTGAAGAAAGAATGGAGATGATTTAAGATGGTACAATTTAGTGGCGCAGACCCAAGAAACGGAACTCTAAAGACCGGAACCACTGTTAGTGGACCGGGACTTTTACTAACTCACGACAGCACTAACAACACATTAGACCTAACAGCGAATAACGAAATCGCTATCGGTGTATCAGCAGGTGATTCAACCCGCGATGTTGATGGTGTTCTACAAACTTCTGCTGGAGCAAAAGTATCTTTCTTCCCATTAGGCGGAGTTTTGATGGTACAATCACAAGCATCCCAAACATACACTACCGGACTTTTAGTATATGCACAAGCAGATGGATTAGTCGGTACAACTTCCTCTTCCCGAAAACTTTTGGGAATTTACGTAGGAGAAGGAGAAACTACTAGCAGTAGTGCTGGTGATATGATTCCTGTTATGACTGCTGGAGCGGCAACTGCTTAAGGAGATGAATAAAATGGCAAACGAAACATTAGACACAATATTGAACGCAGAAGCGGCTGCTGGGCCTTTTGGACCGGGCGACCAAGTTCTTGAGCAGACTTTAAGAGACTTTATCCAACTACAATCTAACGTCATCAGCGTTGGTACAAATCTTGTCGGAGTACGAAGTGTACCTTGGCTAGACTTCAAATGGTTCACTGGAATCACTGGAACTTTTACCTACCCATTAGATGATGTAGCAATCGTAGACCCAACAAAGATTGGAACTGCTAACTACTCAGTACAATTAGAGAAGGGACAGGGACGATGCACTTTCCTAGACGCTGTAAGACTCAGAGGCGAATCCTTTGAGAACATCGACAGGCAACAGTTGGCAATCATTCGTGGTCGTGCAGATACTATCGACAACCACATTCTAACAAAATTGATGGCTGGTGCTGGACAAACCAAGGCTGCAACTGCTACCTTTGGTGCTTCTACTGCTGATGAGGAAAAAGACTTGTTAGATTCTATGGACTTAATCTTCGCTAACGCAAAGGTTTCTGGTGACGAGCCAATGGCTCTTGTACTACCTGCTGACAAGAGAAGTGCTATGCTAAACACACAACTCTTTGGTAACGTAGTAGAGTCAATGACTGACCACCTACGAAGAATCGCTAACTTGACTGTGTACTACTCCCGTGATTTCGGTTCATCCAGTGCGCTAGGAAACGACGCTTTGTTGATGATTCCGGGCGGAGAAACTGCTGAATTCTTCACATACAACGGACCGGGCTACCAAGAAACAGAATTGACTCGTATTCCGGGCGTCGGTTTCGACTGGCTCTTGACTGGTTACATGGGTACTGTTATCCATGAGTTCCAAGACGGTGCATCTGCTGGTACTAACAACCGAATTGTGAAGATTACAGGCGTAAGGGCTTAATCTTAACAACGGGTTGATAATACTAGGACGGTGGAAAAATGACAAAGAACATTAACAGAAAATTACAAAACCTACTTGATGGTGAAGCATCTAGGCCGGTTACAGCAAACGCTACTTCTGATGTTCCTCTTTTCCCTCTTGTGTATAAGATTGAAGTTACTGGCGGAGCAACTGCTAACTACGACATCACTGTTGCAGAAAGTTGCCAAGTTATTGATATTTATATTATTAACAACGCTGCTGGAGACACATCTGATACAATACAAGTAACAAAAGGAACTGGTTCTAACCATATTAGTAACGCTATTGACAACTCTGGTGCTGCTGGTGCTGTTGTTGCTGCTTCAAGTTTGAGTGCAAGTCACAGAACTTTGGCTGCTGGAGATACACTTCGCGTAACACAGACTGATAACTCCGGTAGCGATGCTGGTGCAACATCTGTATATGTTGTAGTGTATAGAACTGCTTAAGGTGATACTTTTGGCTACTAAGGCTGGTCTTGCCAAACAACTGCGTAAGCAAGGCATACCTATTCCGAAGGATGGCAAAATTGCTGATTATGAGCATAGGCTTAAACACTGGCTACCCGGACCCGGATGGATTGTAAGATTGGCCAAACCATCTACAAGAATGCCGGACCATCCAGTACGACTTCTAACTGATACAAAAGCGATGTATTGGATTCCTAACAGTGATATGGCTAAAGAAATTATAGAAAGCAAAATAGTGTTTGTCCTACAAAGAACTACGGAACCTCTAAAAGACACCGTAGTAATAGAGATACCAAAGGACTACGGAGTGAATAGCGATGACAGTGACAGTAACACAGATTCGTGACTTGTTAAATCGCCCGCGTGGTCTTAACGAAGGCACAATTACAGAGTACATTACTATTCGTACCGCAGAAGTAAATAAAAAGGCTCGCGGTGCAAACTTTGGTGTGACTGCTGATAACGCACCAACAGATGCTCTAAAGGAATCAGCGATAAAATTCTTAGTATGTGTAGATTGTCTGCGCGTACTTATTGATACTATACCAGCAGTACACCCTGAAAAAAAACAGGGTACTCAAGATATTAGGTATAATCAACAATTGAAGTCCTTTGAAAAACAGGCACTTGAAGCACTCCGCACCATAGAAGAAAAGGGAGGCTCTGCATTTTATGTAAGTAATACAGCAACCCGTGTGGGCGGAACAGCGAGTGGAGCGCAGTTATCGGGTTCTTTAAACGATGATTGATAGTATGAGTGGGTGTTATGGCGGTAGTTACTTGGATAGGCGGTAGTTCGACAGATGGAGCGGTTGCGGCGAATTGGAGTACCGGAGGACTTCCCAGCGCAGCAGATACCATCGTGTTTGATAATAACGCAACCCAAAATTGTAACTTTAGTTCGTCGGCTGTGTCTCAGGTTGTCCAGATTCAGATAAAATCTACATTTAATCATCAAATAGTTTTTGGAACATCTACTCACGCTATATCATTACAATCTATGATTATAGAAAAAACTGCTGCCATAGCAGCAACCACAGCAACTACTTTTGCTTTTTCACACTCTTCCTTTCCTTTTACCAGTGGTGGGTTAGGTACATATGTTTCTTTTATATTAGGAAGTCCAGAACTTAATGATGCTACTTTAGGTGTTTTTGTTGATGCTACTTCTCGTAGTAATGTAACATATACATTTGCTAATCCAGCATCTAGTAAAATGGTTATGGATGACGGTGTATATCCTAATGTAACTATAACTGCTCAAAGCGGAACTGCGTTTTTTAGTATGACTTATGGTACACCCGGAACAACTTTTGGAAAAGTAGATATGCTTAACTTCAATGTATCTTCGGCAGTAGAAATACGAGAAAGTTCTGGTACTTATTATCCCTCTGCAAATGATAGTCTTAAGAAATTTAAGTTTGGTGGTACACTAACAATAGCAAGTAATTTTTTTGAGGCTTACAAATCACAAGTTGAATTTGTTGGCACATCTGGTACTTTGACTTTTCCAGCCGAAGGGCAAACTGCTACATATGGCGATGGTACTTCATTTAGTACACAATTTCACGATGTTGTTATAACGGCAAACACAGCAGGTCATAGTGTAGGTTTAGCAGCAGGTAGAGTACTATCTTGTAATTATCTTGAGATAGGGGAAGGTGCTAAATTTATTGGTCCGGCTACTCATCCCGGCGCAGAAATAAGGTCTATCAAAAGACCTTCTATATTTGGTACTTGGAACTTTTCACAGGTAGCAGATGGTATTTACTCTTCTAACGACTCTAGGCCGTTTATGGGTGTACCACAAGGAGGCACAGGACTAATAACACATACCAAAGATTTACTACTATTTGGTAATGACCAAAACGCTCTTGCATCTGACGCTAACTTAAGTTTTTCAAATAGCATTCTTCATGCAGACCAAGGTGTAAAAATAACTGAATCAGCAGACGCTCCCGACCATGTAGCAGGTACAGGTATTTTATGGGTCCATGATGATAACCCAAGCAACCTATACTTTACAGATGATGGGGGTAACGATATAGCATTGACTAATGCTGGCTCTGCCGTTGGTGGCGGTGGTGGTATTACAGCACTTACAGGAAACGTAACCGCTAGTGGTTCTGGTTCTGTGGCTGCTACTATTGCTGACGAGGCTGTAACATATGCAAAGATGCAGCACGTATCAGCAACAAGCAGAGTATTAGGTAGGATTAGTTCTGGTGCTGGAGATGTTGAAGAACTTACAGGTGCTAACATTCGCACTATTGCTAATGTTGAAGATGGCGCAGATGTTACTGATGCAACCAATGTTAAATCAGCGTTAGATGGTATGTCAATCACTAGCGTAACCCCTGCCGTAAATGATGAAATACTTATCCAAGACACAGACGATAGTGACAACCTAAAAACTGTTACATTTTCTGACATGGCTACTACCGTACTTACTGGTGCGCCCGGTACAGGCACTATGGTAACTGAGTTTGTTGGAGTGCCTAGTGGAACCCCTAGCATAAATAGCGCAACATGGACAGACGTAAGTTTGGATGGTACTCCATTAGTAGGCTCTACATCAGATGTGCCTAACTACGCAGGTGGCGGCACTAAAAAAGGTTATACCATACCAGCAGACGGTCTTTATTATGTTGAAGCGGCAGTAGGTTTTTCTGGATGGGCTGGTAACGATACCACTTATTACATCGCTAGAATCACACAGAATAGTAGTGGAGGAAGTGCATCGTTGGGTGCTACGTTTAGCCTTACTGGTAACAGTGATGGTGGAGACATAAATCCTGTGCAGTATTATCTAGCATTATCACAAAATGACCAAGTAGGTTTAGCAGTTTATCAGAATATTGGTTCTGCTAAAACAATTTATTTCGCGCAGTTATCAATTAGAAGGGTGTATGGAGTATGAGTAAAACATTACAACAAGTATTGGCAGAACAATATCCTACACTTGACCAAGTGCTTTACGGTGTGGTCGGTTGGGATGCGACGAACAATCAATCTGTTTTTATACGCAGGGCATGGCCTTCTGACCTTGGTACTGCACCAACAGACACACAACTTACGGAGTGGATGAATGAATGAGCAAAAGAAAAGGAAAAATAGTGTATTTACCGCCGGAAAAGTCTTTTACCAATGTGAACATTGAAGAGACACCACATGGCTACAAGATTTACAGGCCGGGGGCAGATAGACCTTTTACAGTGATTCCGTTGTCGGCAGTTAAGCAAATAGTATATGATAGAGAGTGAAAAAATGAGTGATTTAGAAATTTGGATTCCAGTAATAATGTTAGTAGTCGGTGCAGGTGCATGGGGCTTAAATAAATACAAGAGCGTCATGGCTGATGGTAAAATTAGTCTTGAAGAAGTCCTTGACACCGTAAGCGAAGCAACTGACAAAGTTGAAGAAATCGCTGATGCGGTGGAGGATGCTAAGGATGGACAATAATCCTCGCTATCTTTTAGAATGGCTAGACCTTTACTTTCCAGTGGAGGAATAATCAATGGTTTATTATTGCTCTGTTGCTGATGTAGGCACACGCTTGGGGCTAAACAGTGACCAGCGTACACGCGCTAATACACGCATCACAAATTCAATTCGCAGGGCTACAATAGACATTGACCAATGCTATCGTGATTATGGTAGAGATGTGCCGTCACGCGAGATAGCAAGTACCACACTAAACGGTGCTATTTCTGCTGGTGCTACTACTATTACTTTGACTAGCGGTACAGGATTTAGTAGTGCTGGTAATGGTAACGTAGATGGTGACTCCTTTAAGTGGTCTGGTAAATCTACTAACGACCTTACAGGCGTTACAGGTATATCCTTCGACCATGCTTCCGGTGTTACCGTAGAAGAAGGAGAGCAAGCACACGTATTACGTGAAATTTGCGCTGACTTAGCAGCAGCGTATTATTATGAAGATGAATCTACATTTCAAACAACGGGTCCACAAGGTAGTATGAGAGGAACTGTATTACGCGAGAGAGGAACTAATAATTTAGTACGTCTTGCTCACCTCGGTTCAGTAGATTGAGGTGACTAAATGGCATACAGCACTACTACAAGAGGAAGAGGAAATCCGCGAACACGTTTAGCGGGAACAACACATCATAATCTTTTAAGTTTTACAACTTATGTAGATAAAGGCTCAAAAAAAATTATGGATAAATTTGGAGTTCTTTGCAGAGAGACTGTAAAACAGGCTATAATAGATGGTTATAATGACGCTTTTATAGAAGCAAAAAAAGATGTTGGTATGCAATTAGAAGATGTTGATATTTTTGGTATGCCAAACCAAGCCGGAGTCACACAAAAATTTGTAAATAGGGCTAGTACTGCTAAATATCAAGGAAAACAACTGGTAAGGCATAATAGAAATAGAGAATCTAGCGCAGCCCAAAGAATATGGGACTCTTTAGGTTATACTTTCTTACAAGATGCTAGAGGCTCTTATGTAAGAGCAATTGCCGGGTCAAGTGATGTGAATGACGGAAATACTCAATATAGTGGTGTTACTGCTGTTTCTGCGCCGGATGCTAACCCTAGAACTACTGAAAACAGAAAACCAAGTGGCGGATTTAATTTGGCAAAGGCTTACGAAGTAGGAGTACCACAGTTCAAATATAATTTTAGAAGTAGTAGGCAGGGTTTTAAAGGCGTAACACCAACGCCTACTTTTTCATTTGATGCAAAGGTCGGAGAAGTATTATTAGTTAAAGATGCTAGGCATCCGGGTTTTGACGGTCTAGCGATAGTAGAAAGATTTCATGATAGGTTTAAAATACACTTAGATGAAAAGACGCTAAAACATCTAAAGATTGCTGAATTTAGTATGTTAAATAGAAGTGTTGGGAGGATGAGTTAATGGCTATCGCAACCAAGACACAATATTGGACAAGTCGTATGAACGGCACAAATCCAGCAGCGTTGTCTGGTACGTTCAACGAATCTTGGTCTGAAACTGGTAACGGAGGCGCAGCCAGTGGTGAATTTTGGAGAATAAACAACAATGGTTATTGGTCACAAACCCCTACGACAAGCGATTATACAATTGTAACAGCATTTAAGTTTCCAGATACAGGGGCGTTGCCTAGTGATGGTACTGTGCTTATGCGCCTAGATAATGGTGATTACAGAGTAGAAGTAAGAGCAAAGGGGAACTCATCTACCCTAGACCTTGTTGGTGCTAGTACGGCTACTACACCAGACCTTGATTTAGCATTACAAGACGAAGAAGCAGTAGCAATTATACTACGCCTTACATTAGATTCTAGTGGTAATGCTAGGTTGTTTATGCGTGAAATTATAGAAGATGATGACGGTGCTACGCACTTCTTATCTGTAACCGCTTCTAGTGGTTCTGGTAAAGATGTACGGTGGGGTAACTCTTCTGGTACAATAGATTGGGGTTCAGTGTATTACACAAGCCTTGGTTCTTTCGGACCAGATGAATTATTACCTTCTGATTTTGCTCAAGATGCTTTGGCTCGTATGGGTCTTTCTGTTGTAGAGCAATTAAGAAACAGCACAAGAATGTACTTAAAGACACAAGTAGATAACTCTTCAATAGTATATGGTTATGACTTATCTTCTGAAATGCTAAATCGTTTTGCCCCACCAACGATACACGTTTTGATAGAAAGATTGTCGTCACCAGAGTTTGAGGCTTTATCTGGTAGTAAGATAACACAGAATTACAATGTGATGATTTTTGTTACCACAAAGGGAACAAATTATGAAAATGCTTATCGCATGGGTCTAAACATTATGGGAGAAGTTTTTGATGAACTATACATAAATACAGGACTGTTAGGCACTACTGATAGCCTAACCTCATACAACGCTGATTTAGATTCTAGGAAAGACTCTGATGATTTTATTTGCGTACATCGATTAGAACTTTCATATATGCGTAGAATCGATATGCGTCATCGTTAGATAGGTGCGAATGCTTAATAATCAATCGGGGAATCAACAAATACTGTCGAGGTGCTAACCTATGGTCGAATTCTTAAATCGTTATGTCTCACTAGAGAAAGAATCATCTTACGGGTCTGAACCTAGCGGAACTCCTGTCTACGGAGAAGTTGATGATGAAAGTATTCGTCATAACTATGAACTTATGACCCGTATGGATATGAGCCGACCTATCAGTTCAAAGTCCGTTACTGGAACCGAGTTTTCAGAAGGCGACATCAACCTCGCTATACAGGTTGATGACTTTGTAGGCAACTTACTTTACTCTTTCTTCCCACAAGACGCACTTACAACATCGGGTTCGGCTAACATTCATACACTAACAGAGCCTTCTCTTACCAGTGCATCTGCTGGCGTTTATCCGTCATTTACTATTCGTGTTGGACGCGAAGAAAAAGAACACACCTTTACTGGTATGATGACTAACACATTAAGCATTAGTGCTTCGGTTGGAGAATACGCTACAATGAGTGTTGGTTTTGTTGGTAAAGCAGAATCGGCAACCTCCGCTCTTGCTACTCCTACATTCGATGGTGTTGCTCTTGACGCACTATACTTCGCTAACGGACAAGTTAGATTCGATGATGGGACCGGCAGCGCACCAGCAGCAGTAGCATCTGTTAAATCATTTAGTTTTGATATTAACCTAAATCGTGATACAGATAACGCATATGGTATTGGTAATAGCACTTATGGTCGCGCACCTCCAGCACAGCGCAGAGAAATTAGCGGAACAATTGAGTTTAACAAAGTAGTTTATACAAGTTCTCTTGATGAGCCTACTTACGATAACTTGATTGCCGCAGACGGTCTTGAATACAACGATGGTTCTTCTCCATCAATGAAACTAAAATTACTTGATGAAGCGGGAGCAGATTTTATTGACTTTGATTTCTTCAAGGTAAGATTTGAAGCACCCGAAGCATCAGTAAGTGGTCGTGATACTAACACAATGACCGTGAACTTTGTAGGTTTGTATGATGATAACTTAGGTGCTATGAAGGTTGTTGCATCGGGAACTCAATTATCAGGCACACAGTATGATGCTTGAGGTGATTAGATGAGTTTTGTAGAACTAGCAGAATCTCTTGGGTATGAAGTCGATGAGTCTTCCGCAGAAGTTCTAGGAAAAATTGAGAACAAAAGCGTAGCACTAAAATACATTCGCAGACTTCCTAAGAAGGCAACTAAAAAAGCAGCACCTAAGAAGGCTGCTGCTAAGAAAACACCTTCTAAGAAGGAGAGTGAAGAATAATGGCAGTCGGTGACGGTGGCATTAAGATTGTCGATAAGACAAAGATTACTGTTGCAGAACTAAAAACCACACTGGCTGGTCTTGCATCAGAATTACAAACATTCCTTCGTGGTAGCACATTTGCTAACAACGATATTATTTATCAAATCATGTACGAGAGAAATAAGAACAGTAACGACGTTACTGTGTATGTGGTGTTTGAAGACCAGTAATAGGTGATTGGAAATGTCGAGAAGATATACAAAACCAGTAAGTGAAGAGAAGCCAAAGAAGGCTTCAAAGAAGAAAAGTGGAAAAGTGAAGAAAGATGCCGGTACTAAAAAAGAAAATTGAATTGAACGACGGACGCAAGATTTGGGTGCGACAAGCATCCGGTATGCAGAAACTACGAATAGAAAACATACAAGCAAAGGTGTTTCGTAAGTTTAAGCATTATGGCGACCCTACTGAATGGACAGATGAGCAAAACGAAGAGTTTGTAAATGCTCTTGATGAAGCAGGTGGAGGCGTATCTACACAGATGGCTGATTGGATTCCAGATTGTATTCTTGATGACGATATTGATGTAGATACATTGACTAGCGAAGAATTGAGAACATTACTAGCATTTGTTCGTGGAGATGACCCGGAGGGTGCAGTCCCTTTGGGCAATTCTTCCGAGTAGCCGCGCCTTTGTGTATGGCTTTCAAAGGCGTTTTACCTTCCGATTTATGGGAAAGGTATGACTGCGCGGGAGGGCAGCAACTACTTGAACTTGATTTAGTAGTAGCAAATGAAATAAATGACCGTATAGGTGAAGCAACAAAAGATGCCAAGCGTGATGGTAAATCTATGGTTGCTAGGCGCAACCAAAAACGCGAACTCTTAAACAACAATAAAGACCTGTTCCAAGCGTTGAGAGATGCGAATGTTCCGATTGTGGGCAGTAATGAAAGTGGGGATAGTGAATGATTGAACTTTTCCCCTCATGGATAATAGCAGTAGTATTCGCTGCGACCATGCTTGTTAATCGTGCTGGCGCATCCCGTGTTTTCTTCGATGTTATCGGTGTATTTTACGGTAACAGAATGTTAAAAGATGCTAAGGCACAGTTCGCAACTCTAAATTCACTTGCTCTTGATGGGTTGTCCGGTATTGAAGATGCTGCTTCGATGTTTGGCGCAAAGATGGCTGCTCTAACCGATGACGTAATACCTATTGCTAACAGAATCGCAGATGCGCGTATTGAGTTTGAAAAGTTCGTAGAGTCTGCTGACGATGCAGATAAAATAGCCCGTGAAGTAGTTGAGATAGGTCAAGGTTTTGGTTTCACAGCCGACCAAGCATTGATGGCCGCAGCACGTATGGCGCAGTTGTCTTCTGTTGTCGGTCCCGATGTTATACCTACTGCTACACAAGTAGGTATGGAATTTGGTTTGATTGGTGGCATGGGAACAGAAGAGGCCATGACCAAACTAATCAACTTACAACAACAAACTAACTTTATGTTGGGAGAAAATACATTAGAACAATTCCGCGCTATGGATGCAGAAGAACAAGCCAACGTTGTTAGAGAAAACAGTATAGCGACTCTTGACCAACTAAACACAATTGAAAACAGAAGCGCAGCAACAATGCAACATATGACTTTCGTTATGAATCAGTTTGCGTCACAGGCAGATTTGGCAAATGAAAGCATAGCAGGTATGGCTGCCCAATCCGCTACTTTGATTGAGGCTGGTGAAGAACAAGGAAAGGCTGGTCGTGCGCTAAAACAAATCTACGCTAGGTTGGGTGCTGATACAAGCGGGGCTGCTAGTGAAATAGAAAAGTTAGGAGTTGCTACAAGAGATTCAAACGGCGATATGAGAGCATTAACACAAATAGTAAATGAACTTGCTCCCGAATATGCTAAGTTGAATGGTGAACAAAAAACAAATCTTGCTATTGCAGTAGCCGGTACTCATCATTATGCGCGTTTCTTAAAATTGATGGAGAACAATGAAAGAACACAGGAGTTAATGATACAATCTACTTTAGGTCTTAGCCCGGCTATGGATGAAGTAAATATTAGGTTACAAAATCAAGTTACTGTTCTTAGAGAAGCCGAAGCAGAATTAGATAGATACAAAGGCACTCTCGGTGATGCACTTACGCCTTCTGTTATTATGGCTACGCAAGTACAAGCAGAATACAATAAACAACTAACTTCTGTGTTTGCTGGTAGAGGCGGTGATTTCTTAAACAACTTATTCGGTGTTTCTAAAGTAGTTCAAGATACTGCTTCTGGTTTTTTTCAAAATTTCGTTAATATTGTTCAAATGAACGTGGCTCTTGCGACACAAAAAGTTCTTACTGCTTCTTTACGGGGAGAAGAAATGATTAGAGAAGATTTTATGTCTAGTAAATTAAGAGGTCGTCAAAGATTTAATAATTTAATAAACACAGAATTAGAGGAACAAAACCAAAAATCAGCACTTGCCGGTATGATAGCAAGAGATTTGTTGATAAACACAGAAACTAGAGCGATGATGGAAAGAACTGTAACTGATGAACAATTAAATCAAATGAAAAATGATTTGGCACGACAAGTATCAGAACAAAGAAGACTAGAAAATGAACAAGATATAATGCAATTTGAAAGGCAAAAAACTAAGGAACAACTCGCTAGACTTTCCCTTTTGCTTAGAGAAAATGAAATAGAGCAACAAATAACACAAGAAGCAGCAGAACAGGCTCAGTTCGCTGCTGATGACGCAGCATCAGATTTAGATAAGCACAAAACGATGGATAAAAGAACAAAAGAGGCTAAACAACTTGAAGCGAGTGCAAATGCTCGCTTAGATTCATCTATGAAAGAAATACAATTAGCCGAACAACAATTAATAATTTTACGCGAACAACATGAAGAAATGTTAGAACATGAAATGAGTTTGGAACGATTAAAAGCAGATGATAGCGATAGATTAGAGTTAATAACTTTACAACTAAACGCTTTAAAAGAAAGAAATAAAGAATCTGCTGCGGAAATAGGTCATATTATGGCAAACAGAGAAGCAGAAAGACAAAGAGTAGCGACTCAATCACAATTGGACGACGATGAAAAAATAGAAAAACAGGCACTTGCATATGGCAAACAGGCTGTTGCTGGACAACAACTTGCTATGTCCATGATGGCTGCTGGCTCCGCTATGATGATGTTTTCAGGCGCAACAGATAATGCAGAAGATAGGCAAAAGAGAATGCGAGTTGCTATGGTGTTGATGAATACCGCTATGATACCACAAATACTTAGTATGGCAAAACTAAGTAAAGAAATGGGCATAGGCATAAATTTAGAAACAATTAAGACGCTTGTGATGAAAAATTCAACAGTAGAAACTGCAAAGGCAACAACTGGCAATACTTTACTCGCTGGTTCATACACAGCAGTAGCGACAGCAGCGCGGGCGGCGGGCGCGGCGGCCTTTAGTGCGAGTAAATCTATCGCAAAGTCTTTAGCACCGATGGCTGCTATGATTGGAATTGGTTATCTTTTGACAGGACTTATGGAAAGGGCTGGTGTGTTTGGTGATGCAGAATTATTTAGTGAAGAAGGAACTGCTAGCATACAAGATACAGCAGAGGCTTTTGACAATAATACTAAATCAATAACAGAATTGGCTAATGAAATAGTAGAATATCAAAATGAACTAGACAGAATTGTTGATTTAGAAGGGCAGCAGTATGAAGATAGAAGAACTCAACTATTAGATTTGATTGCTCTAAATCAAAGATTGATTGGTGTCGTAGGAAGTCAAGTAGCAGAAGAATTAGGTTTTCAACAGGCAGCAGAAACTTTATTTGCTTTGGAAGGTCAACTAGGTGATATAGAACAAAAGTTTGGTGCTTTTGACCCTGAAACAGGTACTTTTAAAGAGTTCTCTGATGAGTTTGGTATATTAGAGAACATTGGGCAGATAATGAATCGTAGTGATAGATTCATGAAAGAAGAATTAGACGCATCAAGGATAGAAGCGCAACGACTGAGTAATGAAATAAATATTTTATTAGCCAGTAATGCAGATTTCGCTGAGTTTATCGAAACTAACGGTGTTACTAGCCTTGAACAGTTTATAGAAGCACTTGCTCAAAACGACAGAGAATTAGGAAATTTACAAGATACACTTAATGGCTCAGAAGGAGATTTAGGTGCTTTCAATTCAGAAATAGAAAATTCCATACAGTTGTTTGATGAATTTAACAACGCTAGAGAAGAGTTGTTCTTTGGTTTCAAGGCTGGTAACGTCACTGGTGATTTGGTAAAGCAGATAGAGCAGAAGGGCGTTGAAAACTTTGTAGCCAATACTGAGATAATTATGACTAACAATTTCAACGGTATGACTACCGACCAAGTAGCAGATGAAATTTTGAGAAAGATAAACGAGAGAGCGGTAACTAACGGTATAAACGTAAGTCCAGCGTAAGTGAAGTGGTGAAGGCATGGTAAGAAGTACAACATTAGATTATCAATTCATGCTGGCTGGCTACTATGACGATTTTAACGGTGCTAGAGCCATTCCTAACGACGATAACGACCCAACCCTTACCGCAGCCTATGACAGCGATAAAACCCACTACGGCAATCCTATGAATGGAGAGGCTACTCTCAATCCTCGTTACCGTTGGGCTTTGCCTGATAGAAACCAAGTAGCAGGTCAAGATAAAGTAGTATCTGCTACATTCTGCTACATAAAAAGCGTAAGCCCCGCAGAATGGCTTACCTACGACATCAACAGACAAAGCCCGGAAAAGTGGGAAGGTAGAGCGCAACTACAATATCCCGACAGTCATGTAGCAAACAAATATCGATTCAATAACTCTGGTAGTGATGGTTACTTATTATTTTGTAATGGTCATGATACAACTGGCTCTTACTACATACCAACAGGTGATTACGACTCTACCTTTGGTAGAGAAGAAAGGCAGCCTTATACTATTGAATACTACGATGATGGTACAAGCACTAGCGAAAGCAACGCAGGGGAACTAGACACAATAAATCCGTCATCAGTAACTTATATGCAACGCGCTCATCTAACAGGTTGCTGGATGGCAGAAAGAAACTTTGATTTTAACCACTTTACAACTCCTTCTAGCGATACGGTAGAAACACCTAGACTTCACTATATGCCACATCGTTCTCCGTCCGGTATGCCTTTTTTGTGCATACAAACTTATTTCAAAGATAATGCAAACATAGTAGTAGATAGTGAAAAAAGACCTGCCATAGCATATGATGGAATGCTAAACAGTAGACAAGATAACGATACCTTTGGAATAAGATTTGCTATTCAATCGTTGTCTATGGGTAATTTAGCACAAAGTTATGTGGCAAACTCACCAAAACTTACAATACAAATAGGTTTTCCGTCTTCTATAACACCAACAGGAGAAAAAGGTTTTTCAGAAAATACAAATACGGCTGCTATCGAATGGGAAATAGATTTAGGTGCTAGTACCGCAGCCAACAACGGTTTAGGCGGTACATATGATTATCATAATCAGATAACAACTTGGGACGGGTCTACATACAACCCCGCATCTTTATGGATTGACCTTGAGTTTCAGATAGACTACACAAACAATAGATTTACTGTCTACAAAGACGGTACTGCTGTAAAAAATACTAGCGGTACTGATGGGCCTTTTGCGATGAACAACAACGGAGATACTGGCGCGGCGTTTTTACCTAGTGCTATGAAGGGCTGGCAAATTATTGTAGAAGAAGGGACTAATGCTGCTAATGATAATCATTACACTCTTATGATAGATAGAGTAGGTTTGTATCAATGTATGACTGAAAGAGCAGATGGTACTGTTTTGCCGCCTATAACAAACATGAAGATGAGTAATCCTGTCAATGGTACTTCTACCCTCAAAATAGATATTGCTGATGATGCTGCGATGAATACATCAAACGGACAAATAGGTTTTCGTACCCAAGATTATAGTCATTTCTTGTCTAATATTTTTACCGGCACTGTTGCAGATTGGAATTTATTGTTTTTCTACAAAGGCATAGATAGACCCATATGGAGAGGACCGTTTCAAGGAATGACTGTCAATCAAACAGAAAGAAGTAGAACTCTAAGTTTGACCGCAAAAGACGCATTATCTGTAATGGATAGACAAGTTCCTTTGTGGGATTTGGGGCAACTAGGAGAAAACACAACAGAAAGTTCTACTGCTTACTGGAACAAAGAATCTGTTGATTTTAACAGCGCATTTTACATGGGCGCAACCGCACTTAGGACATTTAACTCTACGGTAGGTTTAGACAAAGATGATAGTTATTTAGTAAGAAATGACCAAAGAACACAGATTTATTCTGCTCATCCTATACAGATGTATAACAACGAAGATGTTGAGTTCGGTCCAAACGATTTACAAGAACAATACGAAGGGTTTGGTATTGTGGGTTTTAGCATAAGCAGACCTGCATCTGCTGGTGGCACTACAACAACAAAAGTTTTTCTCAATGGAGCAAGCCTCTATACAACGAGTAGTACAGTAAGTACAATAAGAACAACTTCTCACAATTGCACAAGTAAAAGTCCTAGTGCAGTATCTACATACACAAGCCCCGAAGGAGATACCAAACAAGTTCTTGATTTTGCTACTAGCGATTTAGCATTTGTCCCTCTTAGTGGAGTAGAGTTTATTTATGCTGGTAGATTTTGCCCAACAGGTCAAAGAATGACTTTAAGCACTGGAGTTTCTAGTTATTCACAATATATTAATGGCAAGTATAACTTGATTTTTGACGCAGACCCCGGATTAAAAGCAGGTGACGTTTTCTTTGTTCCTCCTGCTACCTTTGGGCATTTTAATAGTGGTAGTACCACTGATGACTATGACCAAATAACGAACAAACCACTAAAGGTTGCTTCTACAAAAACAATAGATAATACTTGGACTGTACCCATACCATTTCCTAACGCTGGTACTACTCAAACTATGTTTAGTGGTTTAGATGGAAGTCCATCTACCTTATTTGTTGTTACTGTAACAAAAGAATATGGTAGTAGTGGTGTTGAATATGGAACTTTTACAACAACAGGCGGTTTGACTGGTGATGTTAAAGGTGTTATATGTAGGGATTTCGGAACAATATCTCCGGCAAGCGGAACTTCAATAGCAACTAGGGCTATACATTCTACTTGGATGAGAGATTTAGCAAACTCTCTTTGGTTCAAGTATCACTTTGGTATTATACAAAATACTGCTGATGCTACTGGTACAATACAAGCGAATGTAACGCCTAACGCTACGACTGTACAGATAGATGCTACTTCTTATGGTCAAATATCACAAAACGCTGGTTTGGCTCAAATCACCAATACAGATGGCACTGTCGATACTTTTATATGGAGAAAGAAACTTACAACTGGCGGTAACTATTATCTTGTTGGTTGTTCTTTCATCAGTCAAACACATCTAAGTGGTGCGATTATCAATGTGGTTTCTACTAGCGACAGTTACAAACATTGTTGGCTTCTTTGGTCGGATATGAGAAATGATGGTAGAGCCGATGCTGATGGTAGCACAAGAAAAACAGAGTTTGGTATTATAGAACCTACGGTTGATAATTATAACGTAGAGTTGTTTTTCGTAGACCAAACTGATGAAAACGGAAACCCGGACTCTTTTACAGATTTGAAACTAGGTTCAGATGTAGATTTATGGGAAGTAGATGCTACAAACGACCCTTCTACTCAAGGTGCTTTTTCTAAACCGTTAGATTTTTCTACAACTACTGCTGTTACAAGTCTTGGGGATTCTAGTGGTGCTTTAGAATTGACAGTAGGTTCTGGTCATGGTGTTGTGGCGAATGACTATATCTATGTCCTTAACAGTCTGTATCATGACAAACTTTACGAGGTCGCTGGCGTATCTTCTACTAAAATAACATTGGGTGCTGCTACTTTTCAGCAAGCAGATTCTATGGGTACTGGTGGTGCTTTCTTCGTTAAGACGACAGGAAGCGAGGAAGAAGCACTTACTCAATATCATGATTGGGAAGACAAAGCAGGTGCTTTCTTAGTAGTAGATAGTTCTAAGTTCTTCAACCTAAATACAATAGTCAATAACGGTAAAAGTGGGCAAAGTGCTGGAGGTAGAACCGACCTTGGGGATTATGTTGCTACTGGTGAAGGTTTCCCGGTTTTGATAGATAATTACTGGTCAGAGGCTATGGCTACGTACAAAACAGTAGAAGAACCTTATGGGCAACATCCCAATCAATTTAGACTTACTTCCGATGCTAGTACAGCAGATAGTAGTATTTTACAAAATGATAGACACATACGTTTGGCTGCCGGAGATGAGTTTCCTACTGCTGGTTTGGGTCGAGTCATAGCAAGAAAGGGAAGTGGTCAGAATCAGACTCAAACAATTGGCTACATTACTTGGGATGCTACAAATCAAACAAACTTTACAGGAAGTGTTACAAGTGTTGATAACACCGCGTCTGCTTTGACTAAAATAACTGATTCTTCTGCTGATTTTACAGAACTTAAGAAAATTGTAGATGCTGGTCATCAACCATTCATTATTAACACGACTCAAAGTAATGCGTTAGGGATAATTGTCGCTTGTCCCTCTACCACTGTTATTCATGTTGCTACTGTCTCTAGTATGACGGCAGCAACTTATGGCACTTATAGTAATATTGCTGGCTTTACCGCCGCTAGTAGTGACGGATATATTATACCCCCACAACTTGTTAATGTTTTTGGCTCTACACTATCTACACAATCTATCACTACCACATCTTCTCCTTCTACATTAGAGCAAGCATTGGTGGCCGATAAAATGGCTTTTGGTAGTGAATCTAAAATACACTTCCCAAGTATGGTTATAGGCACAGGAGATAGTCAGTATGACTCTATAACTGTTCTGAATTCTGTCTCTACACAACATATGACTAGACTTATGATGAGAGTCACAGGGTTTGTAGAATCACCAAACATAGGGACTTACTTTGAGAGTGACAAGATGAGAATGTTGTTCAACGCTGGTTTGATGAAGACTTGGCTACCACGTACTAGAATTACTGCCATGCACGATATAGCAAATGTACCTAACACTACAATCATGACCACAGATGGCACTACTACGGCGGCATCGCAAGATTCGTTTGGTTCGGTCTTTGATGCTAGGACTAAGACTATTTTTGCGATTGTCAAGGGAACACAAGAGGGTAGTGGAGTAGGTAGAAGTCTAGGCGTAGCACAAACATTCTCATATCTAGTAGGTAGAGATTCAAGAATAGAATTACGACCTAAGTACAATAGTGGTTATTTGTTTGATAGAAGTAATCTGATAGTCAGTACTATGAAAGCCGACTCTGCCTCCGTAGTGACTAATGTGAGAGTGTATTACAACAATGGTAAGGCGTTTGCAGACTTCCCTACACCAACTGTTTCAGATACTACTAGATGGCAAATAGTAGAGCATCCTAGTATCATAAATAGTAGAGAAGCGCAATCAATAGCAAAGCATACATTTGAAAAACTAAAGGACAGTAGAATATCTATCACCGCATCTCCAATACTACAAACAAGCAGTCAACACACAACAGATAAAATGATGACAGGAGGCAGGTTTGGTTACATCGCAGATACCCATAGAGTTCTTGACCATCAAGACTATACTTACTCTTACGATTGGGCGCACGTAGCAGCCGGTTTCACTCCCTTCCCCGGCATGGTCAACGCTATGGATGGGAACCTCAAGACTAGCACAGACCTGTATCATCGTTATGGGCAGTCTGCTCCTTACACCTCTATCACCGCTACTAGCGCATCTGATATAGAATGGACGGACCAATACTATTTCTATGGTGCTAACAGTCTAAACTACGCATTACAAATAGTTCATGTGCCGGAAGATATGCCATATATTAGTGAGACAACAGGTAATGAAATGAGGCTGTTTGTAGGTCTTAAACCCGGTCAAAGCGGAACAGATATAGACAATGCTGAATTTGTTTTACTCATGCAAGACTATACTTTCTCTAACAGCGCAACTACTAATGGCTATACTTCTTCTACTGTCGCATCTTTGACTGCATCTGGTGGAAGTGGTCGTATATCTTCTTTGAATGTCAAAAATAGTGGTTTCTATGAGATGTCTATACCAACTTCTTATTCTTCAACTCTAGCGGGCGCAGGGGCTAAGATAGTAGTTTCTTTCAACGCTGAATATTGTCGCGCACTTCTAAGACATAGATGTGGCGACCCTACACACGCAGATATACTGAAAAATGCACACGGTATAACAGGATTCGCTACTAGCGTAATTACTGGTGGTAACGACAACAGTATTTTTCCTCTAGGTGGTAGAAGATACAGTGAGTTCGGTGATTTTGCTTACGGCAGAAGTGAATGGTATGCTCCTAGACTTCATATAGTCAATGATATGAGATTTATCCCCGGAACATTCGCAACATACACAGACCAAGGTTTGAATCTATCTAGCGAAGTCCTAACTATACAAAACGTCAACTGGAGTATAAGTGGTAGAGATACTAGCGATGTTACTTTAACTCTTGAAAGAGATGAATCGAGAGGTGCTGATAACATAGTCTCTTACATAGCCAGCAACACCATCAACCCTAGAACTGGCACTACTGGCGGCGGCCCACCTAATCCGCTTGCAGGTAGTTCCGGCTCAACAAACGTATCTGGTATGCCTGATGGTTTCGGCCCGTTACCTAGTGGACCCGCAAACCCATCCGCCTATCTACCGACTGGTGGCACTAAACCTACCCCCGCAGGTGGATGGAAAGACGGTGGTGGTGCAGGTCTACCGTCTGGTAGCGGTACTAACAATCTAACAGCAGGTGCATATGGTAACATGAAAGGTAGAATGAATCTCGATTCAGATAATTTTAGTCATCAATCTTCTTTCAACATTTTAGGTCAGAAGAGACAAGGGCCGAAGCCCGGTGCTATGAAAGAGGTATCGGCATTCAATAGTTATATGCCAGCCTCCGGTAACGCTACAAAAACAGATGACGGTATGGTGTTACCGGGCGTAGGTCATTCTGATAACACAGGTGATAAGACTTCATCTATTGAAGGAACTACTATTGTGCCTATCGACGCTTTGAACAACGAAATCAACATAACAGGAAAGGTAACTTGTTCGGGTAGTTTTGGTGCTGATGGACAAGTATCGGTTTTGACTGTAACTGCATTATGTATAGACACAGACACTACAATAACCAATACTGTAACAATACCAGTAGGTAGTAACAACAGAACAGTAGAATTACTACCAACTGCTTTGTTAGACGGTGCGGGTACATACGGTAACAAAATAAAAGTAACTGTAAGTCGCTCTCCCGATGCTGGTAGTGATACGGCAGACAATCATTCGGTAATAATACACAACATAGGTGTTTCTTTCAAGAGGTCCGCTTTCTTCTCTCCAAGTCTAGGAAGTGAATTCACTCCGTTTGAATAGGCTCTCTTAGTGAGAGGATTCTCTTTGCCTTTTCTCTACCTATACCTTTTACTTCCATGATAGATTTCTGTGATGTTCTCTTGTTGAGTATCTTAGGTATAGTCCCGAACTTACGAAGAAGTTCTTGAGCCATGTGTGGGGTTATGCCTTGTATCGAAGAGAGTACCTTTACTCGCGGGTCCAAATCAGATGTTTGACTAATCCTAACTTCCTCTGGTACTTTTCCTAATCTGTTGCTGATTAGATGATTAGTGTGCATGGTCATAATAAAATCTACAAAGTCGTCCATAGTAAGCAACTCCATGAATTTTATGTTGGGGAATCGAGAATAGAACGAAATCTTGAATGCTTTTATCACTGAGCGCATCTTAGCCATTTCTTTCGCCACCAGTTGCGCCGAGGGTCTACCGCCCGGAACCCAAGGCTTCAATTTAGTACCATAAACTACCAGCATAGGATTCTCAAATGTCTCTTCTAAATCACGAAGTTGAGATACGATAGTTCTAGTTCTTCCTATACCCAAGATAGACCTGTACAAGTCGTTTATTTCTTTGGCTTCTATGCCTATATCTCCTATGATATAATCAGCAGAATCTAATCTAGCAACCTTGGATATTCCGTCGCTAGATTGGTTCGCATTTCCGCCCCTTATCAGCATCTTGTGGATTAACTTCTCGTTCTCACGGTCATCTATGAGAATCATAGTTGTTGTTACGATAACTCCCTTTATTAATTAACTCTTCTTAGATTATGCGCCCAACAATCGTGACCATCACAAAGACCGCGAGCAGCGTACCAACCAGCAGAAGGCGACCTATCGTAAGTCAACAAAGTTCTGATGTGACCTCGACTTACACTAGGATTGAAGTCTCTCCAGTTTAGAGTTTCTATGTAGGTCAATATTTCATCCTCCATAGATTTCATTTTGTCTGCCGGTACACTAGACGCTGGCGCGAACCAACGTAGGTTTTCGGCCATATGTAGTACTAAGGCTACACGAATCTCATGACTAGGGTTGCTAACCTGTATTGCTCTATCTAGGCAGGGAGGAATGGGTACAGTGCTATGTGTACCTACTTCTCCTGAAAAAGTTCCGCTAGATACCCATTGTTCTGTTTCTGGATTATCGATAGCCCATTTTGTAATCGAGAACGTAGCAGATAAATCATCACCGCGAAACGGGTCCAAGTGGGTGTAATCATCCACTGGTCTTGTCGGTATGACAAAATCCATAGGTGATTCTGCAAAACCACGCGCATCTATATTGACTGCCCATCTACCTCTACTAACATTATAGGTGTCTGGAATCCTAGTCATCTTCTTAGCGAAACCTACACCATCTAATGTCTTTAGGTCATGCGCTTTGCTTCGCTCATATCGATTCAATTTACGGTCCCAAGAACCTCCAATAACAGGGTCTTTGAATAGTTGGTGTACGTGGAATCCACGACCAGTAGCGACTAATCTTACATCGCCTTCTAAGCGATTTATCAGCGTTGCTACATCGCGCTTGACATCATCGATACCACCACGCTCTCCCATGTCGAAATCCCACCAAGCGCGGTCTATAACTACACTATCGTAGTCTGGTTTCCAAGGTCTTTTGGGGTCACGCTCCCTGAAAGAAAACAAAGATGTATAGCAGTTCGCTTTGCCGTTGACTGTATCTACATATGACGAAAATCTATCTAAGGAAGGACAAATACTACGTCGTAGACCAATCTCGCGGGGAAAAGAAAGTAGCATAACTCAACCAACCACCTGCTCATGCCCACAAGCGCAAACTGCTACAACGATAGGAGTTCTTTCGCCACCTTCCTCGCTAGTTACACTCCATAGAGTCATCTCATCTACCCACTCGCATTCGCCGCTACCGTCGTCGTTTGCACATACTGTTACTTCTTTACTCATGTTATCACATCTGGTTCTAATCCGCTAAGAATCCCATCGCACGACATGGAAAAATCACACCATTCGGGGCAAAAATAATCATTCCACTTCATCGGCCATTGATGGGAAACTAGAGACTCTATGGTGTCGTTTAAGGATTGGGGGAATGTATTAAGTGACCTTGTTGGCACTTTTTCCATAACTGCTACACCGCAGGTTTCTCCAAGCCAAACCTCTTTACCACGCTTGCCGATTTCATCTAACATACGTTCATCAGTGCAGTCTGGAGCAATATACAAGAAGTGTGTTATGTTCTCAAACCCTGCTAGAGTCAGCATTCTATGATAGAAAACAAGTTCTTTACGGGTACGACTTAACTTGGAAGGATTCATGTTTCCAGTCTTAAGTTCTACGATGATGATACCGCCGTCGGGGTGACGTAAAACACCGTCAATCATACCACTCCAAATGATAGGGATAGTACCTTGATTTTCGGTTACGAAATCTTCATACAGGTATCTCTTCTCTTCTACCTCGACTACATCAAGACTACCAAAAGACGACGCTATACCGTGAATCAACTTAGCCATTTCATCTACCCCGACATCTCCAGCAACACCCTCTTTTTCGGCCACTACTGGTATAACATCGGGTCCATCTACTAGGCCCGCTTCCATTACAGAATGTATAGCAGTACCACGAATCGCAGCCTCGCCAACAGGAGGACTAGGTACACCACTCATGTATCTCCACCAATACTGGCGAGGACACTTTTGGTAGTTCATGAACGAAGATTTGCTTACTCTCAAGATAGGTAGTTCCCCCACCTTGTAAGAGGATTGTTCTATCTGTTGTGGTGTAGCATCCATCAGATAACCTCCGCACCGAGAATATCTTCTAGGGTGCGGATAAGCAAGCGTCTAGGTACATCTCCTAGATGTGCGCCCTGTTTTAGACCGGCTATGTACCGTGTCAATCGGTGGGCCATATCATCTGGACTTCTCATTCGCTTTCCTCCGCGTAGTCATCAAGAGTAGTTTGGTTTTTGTAAAGTGGTTGTTCACAAGAAGGACAATGTGTTTCTCTTTCTATTCCTTCTATGATTGGTAGAAGTATTTCTTGATTACAAGATTCACACATTATTTCTTCTGCTTTGTCCACTTCCTTTAGATAAGAAAATAGTATCACATTAAGTCTGTGTATATCCATACTAACAGCCTTAGTGAATTGGGTTAAGTACTGTCTCATATCCATAATATCAGACTGTACCTCCCGTATAGTTGGCTTCCGTTGTCGGCTCATATATATCCTTCACCTTGTTTGCATATAAACATTTATATCCACTGAGTTTTACTCAATCCGTTCAAAGCGTTGTACAAAGGCTGTACGTCCCACTTCATCACATTGTAATAAGGTAGAACTTTATCTACTACAAACTTACTTGCCAAAGTCCTAAAACCTACTTTAGTTATACCCTCTATGTCTTTAGGGTCATCAAAGGCTACGTATTTACCCTCATCATTAATAGTCACTAAGAAGTATGAACCAGCACCGTAACCTTTACCAAGATGTTCGTTGGCCCACATCGCACCGGCAGAAGGACCGGACAACACCTTATACTCCTTAAGTGATTTTTCTAATTTACCCTTCATACACAGTTCCACAATCTCACAACCACCAGACACAATATCATCAATAAGAGATGTTAGATTTTTAGTTATTGCTACTTCGGGCTGACCTGATAACATAGCATTTAGAGTCTCTTTCATGGCCTCTTTCATGACTGGAGGCATCCTAGATTGTTTTAACTCAATACCTTTGACGTACAGACTAGGCTCATGGTATTGCCCATCAGTCCATACGGTGATACCAGCGTATCTATTTTTAGCCATAATAACCATACTGTTACACCACTTTTCAAATTCAGTAATGATAGGAAACATCTTTTCATTGATTCTTGATACTGCTTCTAGTCCAGTATCAGGGTCAGGTATCTCACAAAATACGCTATCAGTATGACCATAGCGAACTGTAAGCCCTTCTTCATTAGCCAACTCCTTCAATCTACCTAAAGTCTGTCTTGATGTGTATGTGATTGCTTGCGCTACATCGGGGTGATACAGACCGTATTTAGAATCACCGGCTGCGCCGTACATGGATGCAACTAGAGTTTTACAGGCGAACTGCATAGTGTCCCACTTATCATGATTGTCGGGGTCATCTTTCATCATTTTCTTGTAGTGGTTTCTTAGGTCGGTCAACTTATCCATTTGTCGGACAAGTAACCCTTTGTTTCCTTGTCTAAAACAAGTACCGTTACCACAATCCTTCCCTTCGGGGTCTAACGTGTCCCAAGATATATTATGTAACTCGGCGTTACTATGATACATGGCCCTAATATCCAAAATACCCATATTATGATAAATACCACTCTCAACGTCCATAACTTCTGCTCCAGTGTAGGGTCTGTAATCGAACTGTGGTTTAGTAGGTATTCTCATATCAAATTCTTTGTCTACCAAAGAGAGTGATGTAAATAATTTAGTAACAAACGGTGTAGAGCGTAAATCGCATTGAACGATGTGTTGTATAGCACAATAATACTCGATAGCGTTTATCAAAGAGTTTAGGCGGGGCAACAATCTTACGTCCTGTACTGCATATTTTAGATATAGAGGAAAGTCACTATAATATGTATCGTGTCCATCTTCTAACGCTACCTTAGAGTCTTTCAAACATTCAGTAGCAACATCATCAAGACGATACCCCGAAAGTTTGCCGTTTTTCATCTCCCACAACTTTGAGAATGCAATCATAAGGTCTATACAATTCCTCCCTACTATCGGTTGCTCCCAATCGCCAAACTTCCAACGAAAACGACGCATAGGAGACATATTACCCGGATTGATACCGAGCGACCTACATCGTTCTGCTATGGTCTTGATGTCTGCCCCGACCACGAACCAACCAGTAATGATGTCGGGGTCACAACGCTTCATATGATTAATAAAATGTTCTAACATAGTCTTTTCATCAGAAAAACACATAGCGTGAGTTTCGTAGTGATGGTCGCCTATCTTACTGTATTTACCGGCGTCATAATCTGGATGCACGAACCAAACATACTCTCTTTCTGTGTAGGAGTCAAAAACTACTATAATTCTCATTTCGTTGGTGTCCGGCGACCATTCACAATCCATGAACCAAATACGATGATTGTAGTTAGGAATAGGGGGCAAACCTTCATTTATTCTATCAGTTAGAACTCTATTTACGAAAGGTATGTTGCCTTCCCAAGTCGGCCCTACGTCTTTGATTGCACGTAGTTGGTCTGGATGAGATACTGTTACTTTAGTTAGGTTTTCTTTGTACACGCCTTTGTAGCCAGCCTCTTTACTAACTGCCTCAACCCATTTCGCAGATTCATCAGTCACAAAGACGTAAGGCCAGTGGTCATTGTCTTTGATAACTTTACGAACATCGTTTTCATCTCTATAACGGATGATTACTTCTCGACCTTTACCCTGTTCGACTATCATCGCAACCACCATTTATCCTTTGTTTCGGTAGGGATATAACTGTTCTTGTAGCACTTGTAACAAAGACGATGGATAGGGTGCAAGACCGCCCACCGCTTACATTTTTTACATACACCAGACATAGCAATCACAAAAATTTTTTCCAAAAAATTCGTAGAAACAAGTATATAAAGCGGAAACGGCGGGAGCGGAGGATAGACCCCCTGCCCATCCCGCGATGTTCTGCGGGAGAGAATGACCCTCATATACCGTTATTACCGGGCAAACCGCGAAATGAACTTACTTTCTTCTACCTCTTGCTCTTGTCTCGATACCAAACTTGTTTAGCCACTTTAAGATAGCCATAGGCGTTACACCGTAGTCGTCGGCTATATCTGCCATACTTCTACCCAACACCTCATACTGATTTCTTAACCACTCTTCATTACGGTAGTCTTTGCTCTTTTTAACCAATCTACCGCTAAATCCCCATTCACCAAGGGGTTGTTCTACCAACCCATCTTCGGGATGAATCGTAATGCTAGTTGTGTTGCCGTCGTCGTCTGTCAATAATATTTCTGCTTTCATATAAATCACTCCAATAACCCCACTTGGAAAACCATGTCTCCATTAGGGAATACGAACAGAATACGGGTTCCTTGTCCGTATTCACTGAAATCTAGGAAATGTAATGTAACATCTCCCCCATAATGTTTGAGTACCGAATCGATACCGCCTTCAATAGTTACCTCGCCAGCATCTAACATTTGGTCGGGTAGAGAAAAGATAGTTTCAGTAGCACCTTTCAATTCAGAGCCTACTTTGACGGACACATAATCAGCCTCATAAGAAAAGGTAAAGCGATTAGTCTTCTGTCCATTGATAGCATCGCACCGTAGAGCCTCAAACAATTCAGATGAGTCAAGTGTGATAGAGAACTTAGGTAGTAGCCATTCACCCGTACTTTGCACTAAATACGCCCCATCTTCTCTCAGTTGGTCGAATCTATTTAGGCTTTTCTCAGCCCAAACAGATATTGCGTCAGGACAGTTAGCAAAGGCTGGAGCGTTGAGACTACTTGTTAGGGTCGTCTTCTTGTTCCTTGATTTTATCTCCAACTTATCGTTAGCCCATGACAAAGATACTTCTGTCCCATGATACGGTAGAATTCCTAGTACCGCGTCGATAGATGCGATTGGTATATTGACCACCGGACTTTCATTAGGTGTAGAGAAACGCGAAAGGGAAGTAACACCATCACGCACTATGTTGATTGTCTCAATACAATCACCAATGGGACGAAGTAGAGTAGATTCTACTTGGTCTTGCTTCTTGCCAGCAACCGTTTGTGGCCGCTTAGTTAGCGTAAGAAGCCTAGTCAGCGCATCGTTTCTAACATTCATTCAATCACTCCCAATTCAAGAAAGGTAGACCAGACCAATTTACTTTGCCATCTTTGACAGATAGAATAGTGTGTGTCTCGCCTAGATGTTCCATGTTGTGACCCTTCATTTCTTCAATGATTGCCTTTACTGCCCATTCACCTTCGGCTAAGGATTTGTCTCCCTTAACACCAGCCGCAGGGTCAGCCTTTTTCATGTATCTAGTTAGGAATATTTGTTGTGAGAAACAACGCATAGTTCCCTTCTCCCATTCAGGGCGTTCACCGACACTCATTAGGACTTTGCCACCAGAGCCGTTATCCACATACTCTTGAATAGGTTTCAAGTGGAATGTGAAGAACACCTTCGGTACATCTAAACCATGAATACGTTGAATAGTATCTCGGAACAGTTTGTTACGAATGCGCCATTCTGCTTGGTTGAATCTATCTCCATCTTCGGGATTGACCGGATTCTTAGAGCGATTCTGCAATACATAAGTCATAGCCTGTTCGCACCACTTGAGGAAAGTAGAGCCACCATCAAAGATGATACCAGCATATTCTTCTCCAGCCTTAACACGTTCTGCTACAATATTAGTAAACCACGATACCTTATCGATAAGAGCCGTATAGTTCACAGAGTTATCGTCATTGAAGATAGAATCATCTAACTCATCAAAGAGAGGAAGCACTATGATATTGTCCTTTCCGGGGTACAGATAATCAACGGTCTGCTTGGCAGAATTGTCCACATCGAAGATAGCGACTTTCTTTCCAGCCTCAATCTCCGCTTTTAGAAGGTCAAGTGCGAGTCCAGTTTTAGCAGTATTCTCACGGCCAACAAGAGCCATACGAACAGGACGATACTTTGCTTGGTTGTTGTCAAACAAGTTATTGTAGTAGTCTGCATCGTAAGCCGTCTTCATGGCTGGATTAGGAGTAGCGGCAGGGGCCGCAGTTGCGGTTACACTACGACCTTTGTATTCTGATTGGCCCCAACTCATGCGTCCCACCCATCATCCACAGAATCTACTGGTACGTCTGCCATAGGAGCAATCGCATCGAAGGCCCACCAACCATTTACAGATAGTCGGTACTCATCATCTTGAGTCTTCCAAGGTTGTGCAATCACAAGTACCTTAGTACCAACGGCGAAGTCAATCATACTTTCTTGGGAAGCAGGGATATAGATGTCCACCACTGGAGCCATAGAAGTAATATCCAAGTCAGCAACTACTAGATTGAAGCCACCGTTGTCGCGAGGTTCAATACTAATAACTTCTGTAAGTACACCAATGAGTCTATCCCACCATCCATCAGTCCCATGATTAGCCTCATAGAACGGACCAACGGCATCAAGATTCTTCAATAGGTCATCGCCAAGCATACTGCCCATCAGACCACCATCTTCGCTACGGAAGGGCGGTAGAGGGAATTCAGATGCTAGTGAATCGTCGCGGTTGAACACTGATACTCCAGCCTTAGCATAACCAACACCGTTGCGACCCATACGAACCGCATAAGTTCCGGGTACAAAGGTAGGAGGTGCATCTTCGGCAACACTACCGGAAGCCTTGATTGTTACAGGGCCGTCAGCAGTAGCGAATAACATAGTTCTCTCTAATTCCTTAGTAGGTCTAGCGGAGCCGTACTTGAAGTTAGCATCACCCGATGGGAAAGTCGGAGACTTGTTATCCCATACTATGTAGTAGTAAGTAGACTCATCAAGTTGCTTGATATTCTTAGGCAACTCTGTAACTGAATCTTCATCGTAGTCTGCTTCAAAAGCAACTTTGTTTCGTAGAGATGGGTTGATAGCACGACTATAAGTACCGTCGTAATTATCGGTAAAGATTACTACTTTGCCCTGTGTTACTAAGGATTCTCGTACATCTTCACTAGCCATCTTTAGAGTGTTGTCCATCTTACGGTATAGCAATTGGCCCCAATCTTTGTATCTAGGCACACTGATAAACATACCCTTTAGGGATTCAGCACCACTTCTTTTTAACTTAGCACTTTCGGATGCCAATTGTCTTGCTGCAACTCGTAGAGCAAACACTCCGCACTCTTCGTCATTCTTTCCAGCGTTTCGCCATGCTGAACCCTGTTCTTCAAGAACAGATTCCATTCTCGTTTTGAGAACAGATACATCAACACCAACATTCGTTGCCACATTCTTCATCATATCTTCGGTTGTAGTCATTCTATCACTTCCTGTGTATTTTCACCCAAATCGCTTAAGCATATAAATATTCTCATTCTACACACTCCCTTACAAAATTGGCGAGTATAAGGTCCGACGATATGCCGGAAATGAGGTCGCGTTGTGCATTTATCAACGCATTGACGATTAGTAGTTTCGATTCTTGTTTTGCATCAGATTCTACCATGTAGTCAAAGATGCCTCGTAGAGTATCTGCTAAGGGTTGCCCTTTGATAATCTTCAATGCGCCATCGAAGGACTTCTCTCGTACTGCTACACGAAGGAACTTAGCGTAGTCCACAACGGGAGTATCTAAGGAAAACAAGAACTTGTCTTTGTCTGCACCATAATTAACATATGCTTGTAAGAAATTTATAGCAGAGCGAGCATCGCTATGATGTTTTGCTATACGCTGAATAGTATCGTCCATCCTAACGAAACCAGCGACGTTTTCTTTGAGTGTTATCTCCCGTAAAATCCTTGCTATATCCCCTTTATAGTAAGGGCGGAAATGTATTACTTTGCATCGCGATTGTAGCCAAGGAGAAACCTTAGCGAGATTGTTACAAGTCAATATGAAATAACCATGAGCATTCTCCATAACTCCTTTGAGAGCGGATTGGGCCGCATCAGTCAATTGGTCTGCCTCATCAAGTAGGAAAATTTGTTTGTCATTACCTGTTCTCGTTCTAGGGATTAGTTCTTCTTCGATGAACCCAATACCCCTCTCATTCCTAGTAGAAGCATTGAACACATGAAGTTGCATCCCAAACTCATTAGCCAAAACGCGAGCAATAGTAGTTTTCCCTGTACCCGGTTCTTGAGAATGAAACAAGAAATTCTGCGATACATAACCCATATTCTCAAATTGGGCTACAATATCATCACGACCTATCACATCTTTGAATGTGGTGGGCCTATGCTTCTGTGACCATATCTCAGTCATTATTCACCACCACAAATCCTGTGTTCTTCTGGTAGATGCTTAACTCGCTTTTCACGCATACCTCTCAAAATATCCTTAATGTTTTTTAGTGCCGTGTTATATCTTTTGACTGCTACACTATCACCCATCGGTACTAAACCATCTTCTGCCAATTCTTGAGTGCTAGTATAATCATAGCCCTCTTCATCACCAATCAACATATTCAGTATTTCCCATTCAACGTGTTTCACACTCTTTGCTCTAATCATTCATCATTCCCCCTTACATATTGTACTCGACCAGTAAGGTTATAAACATTACGGTTAGCAGTAAGAGTGTGTCGCCTCATGAGCGAATACAATGAAGACAAACTTGTGATTCTGGTGGGAAAACTCGGTTTCGGCCACATACTGAACACTTCTCCATCTTACTCTTTTCTTTTGGTGTTGCTACGCTAGGACTTCTTGTATATGTGATGTCGTCCTTACTGTGTATCAACTCCCTATTAATATCATATATCGCGTGTTTGGATTTAACTCCTACGGCGTTTTCTACCTTTTCACTCCCTACTATTATGACCTGTGTATTTTTAGCAAGTAAGGAAGACAATGTGTGTGGCGAAGGAACTACTCTAACAGATTTAGTCTGTGTTAGATGTGTAGCCATCTTCTCCTTCGTCATCGGACCATGCTCCCAAAGCAGGTCTACAATCAACCTACGGATTCTTCGGTTGTTAGCACCCATTGACTTATGAATATATCAAACACCTTTATTAATCATCCCCCAAAGAAAGCCACATCGATGACTCTACAAACGCTTCCGCGTGTCTATGCCTTCTATATTCTTGCCAATCCCACTGATTAGGTTTTAGAGCAGTAGTCTTGATTTCAGCCTCTACTGGCCTTTGGATATTTTCACTGTGGGTAAATTCTATATTGGCAATCTTGTTGATTATTTTGGCAAGCGAATTCATCATATATTCTGCAATATTTGGACTTACAAACCAAACGAATACAACACCAATCAAAAGAGGTATGTCAAAAAGATAAGGGTTACTCATACCCAACCCACCACCTTTTCTTTTGTCTTCTTTAGATTCTTGACAGTATCTCCACCATCCCTAACTTCGTTACGAACCTCGGCACTACCATCTATGATTTCCCTCCAATACAAATCATTAGAACGAAACGGCTTAGGAGGCAACTGCACCTTAGACTTCTTCTTAGGCCAAACCACACGTTTGCCACTAGGCTTGATAGCATAAGCAACAATCGCGTAAATGTATTTATCTGCTACCTCATACTTACATTCATTCAGTAGTCTATGTAAATTTATATCATCCGGCCTATTCGCCTCTACAAACGAGAGAAGTAGGGGAACGGGAACGGATTGTATTTGTTGGTACACAAAGTTTCTATCTCGGACTCTAAACACACATTGTATCGCTCTAATATGGTCTTCTTTATCTTTGTTAAGAGAATCATCTACTATGACAAAATCAGAACTCTTGTCCGTAAGTTTCGGAGGCTTTTCAGTAATTATTACAAGACGATAGGAGATTAGGTCGCGCCATTCTAAAGCATCTTTCTCCGTGAATTTATCTGAATGGAGAATGAGTGTAAGATTAGCCACGCTCGGAGAAGTATTGATTTCTTTGAACATCTCGACGTAGTTGCCTTCTTTGTACGGTCTTTCGTCGGCACTATAAATCACTACTCCCAATAAGGCCACCCCTCTTCTATGATGTGGTTTTTGATACGGTCCATTTGTTTCCTACTGAGATTCCAAACCCTCATGACTTCTGCACTACTGATAGAGTAATGACCACAATACCATTTCAATCCGTAGGTATCTAGTATAGGTATGAGTCCAGTCTCATCCATAGCAGAGAACAACTTAGGCAAGTCGTCCTTGTAGATAGCCCTATTCACCAACTGTCGTGCGTGTGTTCTCCATTTGATAGGCTCTCCAGTCATTACAAATCCTCCCATTCTACATCTATGACAGTATGTGTAGGTGCTTTCAAAGATGCCATATGCAACTCTATTTTGTCTAATAAGTCGGGATGAGGTTCAAGAGTATTTACTAAGTTACGCATGAAATCATTCATACGATTCTCGGCAAGAAGCAATTGAGAATCTACCCCAATCTCCTTCTTCAATTGACCTACAAGTTTCAAAGAGGTATTTGCTTGAGCAACTAACTTTGTAGCATCAGCGACCCACTCTGATGATATACCATCTTGTGCCTTTAGCACTTCTAACTCATCCAGCCATCCGACCAAACGAAGGACAAGACCTTCTGCCATATCTAAGGTATTGATTGACTCTTCTCGCATCTTCTCTACATGGGATGCTTCTTCGGGGTCGAACTCTAAGTGATTATCCATATGATTGTCACAAGTACCTTCGGGCCAACCATATCTTACTTCTACTATATTAGGTCCGATTTCCCTATTGCTCAATTGAATTTCCAATTGTCTTTTACCAGCCAAATCACAAAAGGGACAAGGAGAAGATTTGAGAACCCATCTAAGAGTTTCAATGACTATCGGTTCACCCGACTGTGCTAGTCGTTCTTCTATCTCCCGTTGAGTTTTCATTTAGTTCTCTCCCACTTACAGTGCAAACATTCCCTATGCTTTGAAATCATTCCACAACATTGACATCTCATTCTTCTTCCCCCCTTACAACATCCCAAATGTAAACAGTACCTTGCATACCACTTTTGTAAAATCTAGCATCCTTCTTTAGCCATCTCGCGGCCTGATTGATAGTAACACCAGCCCTTGATGAACAAATAGATTTACCGTTCTTGAAAGTAGCGTAACGTAAAACTTGCCTCAAGGTGCAAGGTCCGTTATGCAATAAATATTCGTACATAGCATCCACCGCCCAAGGCGTTGTTCTTTTAGCCCTTGAAGTTCTAGGACTCATTCTTGTTCACCCCAAGGATTAGGCCCGCGCTCATTTGTAACAGGTCCGATACGACACATAACACCTCGTCGCCCTCTACCTTTCTTAGCCGAAGGCTCATACTCTCTATACCAAGGCTGCCCTTGTAGATTCTCAATAATCCAACGCTTTGCTGATTGATAGTCACCAGCAGTAACCATACGAGAAACCTCTTTGATAAGTGTGGACTTTGTAATATCTTGCATCCAAAACGCATCTTTCATGAGTAGTGTGTCTGCATCCATAACTCTCCTTCTCATCATCAAGGACTTGGCTAGAATATCTTCTAGTCGCTCATCCATAGTTACAAGCAACGGTTCACCCCCACGATAATTTGGACTCATCATGTGGTAGCCTATTGCTATACGCCTAAAAAGGTCTGCCTCAAACGAGCGTACCTTTGGTGATTCCAACCATGCTAAGATAGAGTCATCAAACAAAACACCGCTAGGAGGATTAGCCACCGCATCATCTAATCTAGTTCGTAACCATCCTTTGATTGCTATGGCCTTTTCTGCCAACGATACCCTTTCCTCGGTAGTCATGTTAGATTGAGCGTGTTGCGCTCTTTTGAAAGCCAACTCTTTCTCATCACTCATCTCAATATCTATGATAAAGAAACGACGGTCAAGACCAGAATCTAACTCAAATCTAGCAGGTTGCGTACCAGCCCAAACAGTGTAGCGAGTAGTGTACTGAACCCAACCAGCCTTCATACCTTTCTGCACTCTACCATTATCTAATGATGTAAGAAGTTGGTTTTTCATATCTAGGCTATGGTCTTTCTTGGAGGCATCAGACATAGATGAGAACTCTTCAAAACCAAGGAACCCACCGCATAGTTCTCTAGCGATAGGTCTGCCCATGATGTCGCCATCTTCATTCACTGAACCAAACATACCTGCTTCTGTTATACTGTTCGGTCCCATCATAGTTCTAAATCCTTCTCCCAAATCAGCGTTGAAATTATGAAGGAGTCCAGTGCCTTCTGCTAGGAACATAAGAATCAAAACCGATTTACCAGAACCCTTTGCACCACGAAGCATGATGTGGATTCTTGTATCAGGTAGTTGCGACATCGGAGTGTAGAACGGTATGTTACTATGTCTCAAAGGACAAGAGGTAATAGTAAAATCATTCTCTGCATCTACTAATGGAGATTCGGGGTCGAAGTCACATCTACTGCATTTGTTTAGTGCATTGAAGATATGCGCGCCAACAGAACAAACGAATATAGGTATCTTATCATCTACACCAACATAGTGATTTCTTTTAGCGAAATCCTTTACCTCTTCTATTATATCGAAACTCATATGTGATAGCCCCCACTACTGTCATTCTCATCAAAGAAAGGAGGATTCAATCTGCCGTCGGTTTCAAAGGAGTTCAATATACCTCTGAACTCATTTACTGTTGTAGAATCAGAATCAACCTTTAGTCCCAAACTATCTGAATAGAAATCTATTAGATGTTGAACGGCCACTTCATCTACGCCCATATTGTCACTCTTAACACAAATCAACATAGACAAATAACCATTACCACTATCTCTATCTGTTAGTTTAGCGTAAAGTTCACAGAATATCCAACAAGGGGTCATCAGTCCTAGTTCGCTATTCTGCACCCCACCTTTCATATCTTTGTCGTGGAAATCATACATAATCAAATCAGAGCCACCGATTGCCTTTTCACTATGGGCAACAGAAGTAAGCATGAATAACTGCTCTACACCTAATTCCAAAAACAAATTGACTACATCTCTAGCCATAGGATAACACCACAACCAATTAGTAGTATCTGTTGGAGTATTAGGTTCAGGCCAATTCGTCAATCTAAGGAGGTAAATTCTATCCCCCTCTTCATCTTCTAATTCGTACACAAGCCAGCAAGGTTCTAACAAATCTGGAATAGCGTTGAAAGGCTCGACAGATTGATACCTTGAGTAAATCCTAGCGACGGGTTCTCTACCACCGATAACACTCATGGAAGATACCAAAGAAGCATGACCTGACTCTCCCTGCATAAATATAATCAGAGCAGAAGGTTTTGTTTCATGCGCCTTATCTGTCCATATAACATCAATATCTTCGTAACTCTCCATCTCAGGCATATCAATCACCACCGTCTTTACCCAAAACCTGTTCGGATATTAATAACTGTATAGAATCTGCCATACTCTTAGGTAATTGTTCTAAGGTAGATACTCGGTGTTTAGTCGAGTCTTCATACCATACTGCCATTTCTTCAATGCTTACTGCTTGATATACAGGTATAGGTGTAGTGTAACGAGAATAAGTTTTCATCGTACTACCTTCTGGTATTGTTCTTCTGCTAGATTTTTCTTCTCCTATCTTACGAAAGAATTTATTCTTAGACAGTATTTGAGTTACTTGATTAGTAGTGTAAGACCCTTGGTTTTTTCCATAAACATAAGTCTCCCCTTTGTTAGTCTTTCTAGTTTTAGTCGATTCTAGTTCTTTCAAGTGTTCTATAATCTCATGAGTATTAGCACTCCCCACTTCATTTAAGAAGTTCCAAATTTTCATTTTCAACTTACTGTGTCTACATCTTCTTCTATTTGCCATTCTTTTCACTCTCCTAAATTAATTCAGAAATAATTAATCGCTACACCAATCCCCGATTCTACTAATTCTTTTTTTGTTTCATAGATGTTTCAGAGAATAATCCTCTTTTTCTAAACACACTAAAGACGAATAAAAAGAATTCGTAAAAACGGTGGGCTGGTAGCCATTATTTATTTCTAGTCACCTCCGAATAAATCAAAATAATTAATCGCATCGCGAGCATCTAATCTTTCAAGAATAAACACATCACTCATCTTTAGTCTACGAGTAGCACCATTTATTCTTGATTCATTTATTTTTTCTTTCTTACGCTCTGTAAATATCAAAGCACTACCTAATATACAGGCATCTTCCATTGTGATAAAACAACCCATGAATGTCTTCATATCTACTGAACAAAACGTACCTTCTAAGTTGATTGTTGGCACTGGCTGAACGAATAGATTAGACCAATCAAGACCTACATTTACTCTAGCAACGAAAGATAAAACAGGTTTCTTAGATTTAAAATATTGTCTTTGTGTGATAAGAACTTCATGATTGCCCTCTTTGTTGGGTATAGTTGCTTTGATACATATTCTCATACCTACTGATTCCTTTTCTTCATGAGGATATGGATTGGTAGTTATTGTAGCGTCGTAGCCTCTTTCTTGTATGGTCTGTATCAAACCTATCAACCATGCGTAATCTTCAAACTTCTCTTGAGTCACCGCTTTTATTTCTGTACTCACTGGCCCTCTCCATAATGTGACAAAACAACCCTCTGAACTTTGTACCAATTCAGTCAATAGTTCTGAAAAAGGAGTTTGTAAATCCATCATACTATCATAGACATCACGCCGATACGGTGGCGGAGATGGATGACATAAAGCAACAACCAAATCATACACTGTTCTTCTATCAGTGATATGGCCCATGAGTCTATCGTCTTGATGCAACAAGGATAAGTCACAAGACATAAGATTGCCCAATCTACCAGTAGTAAAATACTGAACCTTGATGTCCCTAGTATCGATTACTAAAGGTGCTAGATTATCTGTGTTCATTCTTACAACCCCCTTTGCATGGCTTTGTACTCTTCTTTTGTGTAATGGTCTTCAACTTTAGGAACAAACATTTTGATAATGTAAATCCAATGACGTACAAGTTCTAATTCCTTCGGATGCTCTTGTAAGTTTTGAGCCTTCTCTTGTAATACTCTTAGAACTCCTTTACGAAAAACACCACTTCTAATGATTCCTGTATAACTAACAACCCAATCAAGTTCGCCACCAAAACCATTGTGTTTGTAGAATTCACTCGTCATTTTATCTGCTAATACTTCATACCATTCACTCATTCTTACAACCCCCTTTCCTTCTTGATGTTTCTTAGAACTCTAGCAAATGCCTTCCACTTCTTGTTGTATTCTCTTGTAAATTGTGAATTGTTAGGCGGCTTGACTCCGACCCACGGAGCGATACCTAAGATAACATTCTCAAGCATCTTTATTTGATGTTGGTCATAATCATTAATCACCGATTCAAAAACACTATCCTCCATTTTACAGTTAGGACATAATACATACCCTTCTTCATCGGGTAATGTGTCCTCTTTAGATGTAGCCTCAAATTTCTCAAAGCAACCTTCACAAGTCATTGTTATGCCCATCAGATAGTCACCCCCAACCATTCTTCTGCCTCTTGTAAATCTTTGAGTCTGTAAGTCAATACTAGATTAGATTGCTTGTACACTGACCCCTTTTCTATACCATGCCAGCCTCTCATTAGATTACCAATGGTTCTAACACTAGGTAGATTGAAACCGATAGAATGAATCTGTCTTTTTGAATTGTCCCTTCTTTGTGCAATTATACCAATTATTTCATCTGCTGAAATAAATTCAGTACCGTTGTCTGCTTCTTCTTTCAAGGCTCTAAGTATAGCCTTCCTCACTCTAATATGTTTTCTTTGTCGCTTACGCATCTCTCATTCCTCCTTGTTAAATATACATTCGTGGTCAAGTATATAGTACTTGTCATTAGCAGTAAGAGTGTGTCACTCTTCCTCATCGGGCCAACCGCAATAATCGCACCAAGCAGTAGGAGTATCATCGTAATCTCCTTCTATAACAAGAGTGCAATCGCACCTAGGACAACTTCTATTTCTAGCATATCCCCAACCCATTTCATTCATCCTCCATTATTAGTTTCAACATCACTAAGTAACCAATCAAGTCATCTATGATGTCCATATCACTCTCAATACTATCGTTACCTCTAGCCAATCGTGATAGTTTGTCATCGATGCGTACTCTAACTCCGGCTTGTGAATCTAACTTTGAGAACAAACGAATAGGATTGTTCACACTGTCTCCATACTGCTGATTCTTAGCAATCAACAATTGACCTATGCGAGTTAGTAAATTAGTTACTTTAGCAGCGAAAGGGTCACTCATGCTATCGCCCCCTTCCACCATGAAGGGGCAGGTCGTCCCTTCTGCCACTTAGCAAACGTCTTGGAATGATAGTATGCTCGGTATGCTTTGACTGCATCTGCATCTTTGAACTCATCCGGCATAGCCTGAGCGAAGGGAGTCAATGGGCCTTCGGGAATCAAGTGAGCCATGTTAGATAGTATCTCGATACCATCAGCACAAAAATGAGTCTTGTCGAATCTCTTGGTGTATTCTTCTGCTAATGCGGCGGCATGATAACAAGCCCAAATGAAATTGTCTCTTGAGTCACCACAAAAACGGGTCGCGGGATGATTGTGGTAGCCACCCTTGAGAGGCGTACCTTTCTTAGTAAGAGGCATCTGCTCTGGTGTAGCACCATGTCTGATGACGGCACTACCTAGTTGCTGGTAAAGTTCTACAACCATCTTAGGTACGTGCTTGTCGCAATACATTTTGGCCGATACAATCGGGTCTTCATCTAGTACAAATATGTTCATCTCATTCATCCTCCTTGGTGCGGTCAGAGGTGGCTAGTGCCTCCCCCGACAACGATTCTGCTACTTGACTGTTGGATATAAATGTTTCTGTATTTACTATATCCCAAACTTTTCTAGTAACTTTACCTTCTCCAGTGTAACTAAAAACTCTCACTGTTTCATTAGAATGAAATCTAGGGTCACGCTTTAGAACAGTGGTCAATGATATAGGTGAACACGGAGAAATCTTTGGCATAGAACCATCTACATTTCTAACTGAGGTGTATAACTCATGAGCAGTAGCCGGTCCATAATCACGAATGTAATCATAACATCGGTCACGATAATTACTGTACTTGATAGCAAAGCCACCATACTTTTTTTCTGCTCTACCCATCATTCTTCCTCCAGCATGGTTTTGTACTCTTCTTCTCCTTCATTTTCCATAGCCACAATCAATTGTTTCATTTCATAAACTCTTTTGGTTCTACTCCAAAGTTTGTAGGCATTATCGCTCATCTTTTCTAATTCCTCAAGAGTATATCTATTCAAAATTCTGCTGGGCATCCTTTCTTTCATATAATAAACTAAGTCGTCTATCCATTCCCATTCAATCGGTTTCATTCCTAACATATCATTCACTCTCCTTGGTATTTATCCATTCTTGGTAATGCTTATAGTCTTTTTCATCAACAGTAAGAGTGTGTACATCTCGATAGTTTGCTCTGTGAACCCCGATGTCATATTCTACATCTACTGAATACAAAAACTCCCTGATTGTTTTATCGTCTATCTTATTACTTTGTAAAAGTTCATCAAGAACACAAACTATAACCCTTCTATCTGCATCGCTACCGTTCATAGCAGTATCAAGTATCTTAGAGAACTTGTTGAATCTAAGACTTTTCATCTTGATTAAGTGTGCATACTCTACTTCATCCATTCAGTCCATCTCCTGTACTATCTCTTCAATCCACTCTAACTGCTTATCTACATCAGCATGATATATTCTCTGATAGAACTCAAAGAAGTCATGTACAGTATTCTCTCCGAACTCATGAATCATGTATTCGATGTTTTCTCGGTCCATCTTTGTTACATCAACTGCAACATGAACTGCAAGTGCTTTCATTTCGTGATAACTCATTCTATCGCCTCCCATGTGAGGTCAAGTCCTTGCTCGACTATCGCCTTCGCTATAAGATATTGCTCATAAGTTATACTCTTTCCAGAACGATGTAAGTTCAATCCGTAAAACACAGTTTCGCTCATACTCATTCTACCACAACCATCCTAAGAATCTTCTGATTAGACCAACCTTTCTATGTAGGAGTGAATGATGTTCAGCAGTAATTGAGTCAAAACAGGCTTGTAGTTCTTCTAGTTGATTTTCTAGTGCTTCGACTCTATCTTCTAAGTCATCGTACTCTAAACCTTCTTTGATAATATCATAATCAATGTGGTCATCAATATCAAAATTATTCCACGCGGACTCGATAATACAATCTTCGATGTTGTATCTGATGGTATCATAGTCTAAGTGGTCATTGACTTGTTCAAGAATGTCATCCTCAATGTTATATCTAATATCATTAGCATCGATGTAATCAATAACATCAATGTAATCGGACAAATCCATGTTACCCATAAAGTTCTCAATGATAGGCTCTACCTCGGTTTCTAAATCACATTCAATATACTCCCCGAAATTAGTATTCTCAAGATGGCAGTCTACTGCTTTCTGAACCCATTCGGTATTAACCTCATCTATCACTCCTTCAATTATCGTTCTTTCGTTTATGTCTATTTCTATCTTCATTTCAATCACTCCTTATTCTTCCTCACTACTGCTCGGACAATTAGAACTACCAGTCTCAGGTATATAACTGTTGTCGTCAGCAGTAAGAGTGTGTTCGTCTTCTTTCTTGTTCAGGTGGATATGTGGAATCATTACATCTCTAATACATCTCATACAGACATAATCTCCACCAAAGACTAATGTTAGGACATTACCTTCGCCACAAAGACAACATGAATGATATTGTAATCCAGTTTCCATTATTCTTCCTCCCCCCAATTATTTTCAGCGTTGTAATTATAATCCTTCTTGTGGCAGAACCAAACCGTACAACCTGTATTGTGTATTTTAGCGTAACAAACAATACTCGACCTGTAATTGAAATAATCCTGATATTGTCCTAAAGTGTTACATAGATTGTCTGTGAAAGATTTTAGCGAACCAAACTTTATGTGTGGAGAAGGTATATCCAGTGAATTATAAGCACCAAATATAGCCCTAAAGTATTTTACATCACTAGGATGACTAGCATCACGTTTAGCCTTCCGTACCAATTTCATGACATCATCCGCATTATCAAACGGACCTTGCCAATCGCTGTCTTCTACATCATCCCAATCTAATGTGTATGTTATTTTCTGTTTCATTATTCTTCACTCTCCCTGTTTGTTCTCATTTCCCATTTCTTCTTAGGTGTAATCAATTTTCTAAAGTAGCATCCTTCATGAGTATCTATGTGGCCCAATGAATCAAGCCACCGTACGATTTCTACATCTAAGTTACTTGTGCCGTCATAGTCGTATAGCAATCCGTTCTCATTAAGATATAGTCCTCCATCACCATAGAATTCATCTCCACTTGTTTCCTTATCATAGATTTCAAATCCACCTCGGCCCTTTTCTTCATTGACCCATGCTTTAATTTTCATGGTTGTTTCTACTCTAGGAGTAGCACCCCATGAGCCTTCATAACAAACAAAGCAAACTACTTCTGTATCTAAACGCTCGGTCATTCTTGTTCACCTTCCTTGAAAACTGCTTCAACATCGGGGGCATATTCTACAACCCATTCTTTGTATTTTCTTAGACTTTTGATTTCCTCTAATAACTCTAGGTTGTGTTCTTTGTGGATTCGTAAGTGTTGTTCAAGATTGCATATATCATTCTCATACCTTGTCATTTCCAAATGATAAATCTTTACAACATCATTAACGGCATCTTTTATTCTCTTCGCGCTTCTATCTATTTCTTCTACGTTTCTCATTCTATCATCTCCCTTATTTTAATCATTTGGACTCTATTGTGAATATGAGTTTCCTCTTTCATTTCATCCCAATATCCAGAGGACAAAATGTTCACAATCCAATCAGCCATTTCACCGATTGAAGCATTAACTACTAAGTCCTTGTAAATATCAATCCATTCTTCATGCTTGTTTATTATCTCTTGTACTCTTGTCATTCAATCATCTCCTTCTTATCTAACGATTCTCCCTCAAGTATATGAATCTTCTGATTAGCAGTAAGAGTGTGCTAATCATTATTCTTCCTCCTTCTTATCTTCTTCTTTGAAACCGAACACATCAGGCATCAGTAGTTCACAAGCCCTTTGAGCCTTTGAAGCAGAACTGTTGATGAACTTAGCACCACCATCCTTAGCCTCTTTGATAGCCTTTAGCCAACTTTGAAGATATGATGCTGAATTTTCTAGTCCTTCCTCAAGAGCCTTCCCTTCGATTCCAGCACCCATACAGAGCATAGCCGCACCCATCTCAGCAACCAGTTCTTCTCTAGCATAATCCTCGCCTCCAAACATTCCACTCAAGTCCCTATCTAATCTTGAAGCATGACCAGTCCAATGAACTGCCTCATGGAAAGCAGTACCAACTCGACCTTCTGCCGTCTTGAATAAATCTCTGTTGGGGAGATGGATATAATCTTGACTAGGTGAATAGTATGCTCTACCCTGCTTTGATTCTCTAAAGTCGATTTCCAAATCCTCTACCATTTTATCGAATATCCTTTCAGCATCAATGATAGCCATTTCCTTTTTCTTCTTCTCTTCCTTCTTGGTCATCTTAGGCTTCTCAATCGGTGGCAGACCTGTTTCTGCTCTGTTGAATACTAAGAAATACTTAGGATGGAATGAGTGTCTAACTCTTTCTTCTCCAGTCACCTCATCTTCTTCAATCCACCTAGACTTCTTCCAATAGACAACGGGATGAGACTTAGCACCTTTCTGAACTCCAAAGTATTCGTCGGAACCGATAGATTTAGCGTGTTGTTCTCCCTTCTTCTTCCAGATATTGTAAGTACCCCACTGATTATCGACATAATTATTTTCATCCCGAACTATACTTAGATACCAGACATTAGTGCCTCGATATGATTTACCAGTAGATGCTGAAACAGGTAGGTCTGTACCAAACATTCCGAATGATTGACCACCCTTCCAAGGTTTGTTCCAAGGTCGGACTCCCTTCTCCAGATTTTCGATTATCTTTGATGCTACTTTCTTATGAACATCTAAAGCCTTCTGTCTTGCATTTCCTTTCTTCTTTGTTTTCGTTCTAGCCATATTAGTTGCCTCCTTCTGTTGTTATTTTACCATTCGTGGTATCGTTTATAGTCTCTTCGGTCTGCACTAAGAGTGTGTTCATTCTACCACCTGCCCTCTCTTGATAATTTCTGACTGTGTGATTGTGAAATCTCCCAATCTATCAGAGTGTCCACTAACTTGATAACCCTGAGATAACATACGCTCTGCTGATTTTCTCCAATATCCTTTTCCATCATCGGAAAAAGAATAACCCGGAATGAACTTTCTATCTTGAAATACATAGTCTAAAGCCCCCTTCCTAGTAGTGAAAACCAAAGCACCATAATTGGCATCAGTTACAACATAAACACTCATGCTAACACCTCTTCACCATCTTCAACAAGTTCTTGAATAATCTTAAGCATTTCATCAGATATATCACTCATTCTTCCTCGCCTCCAAACTTAATCCTTATGTGTTCTTCAACAGATATATTTTCATCTCCATGAACCATCATCATGTATTCTCTGAAACCGGATGGGTCATAAAATGCCATTTCATTACAATGTGCTATTTCATCAAACCTCTGTGCCTTTATCGTTCTACAATCTGCACAAATATGTCTTTCCTCGGCAGTAGTCGGCATCTTCTCATAGAACAATATTGGTTGTCCACATTCTGTACAAGTATATGGTGTTCTTCTCATCTTAGTTGCCTCCTGTGACTTGGATTATCTCTCCTTCAAACGGATTGTCAATCTTCTCATCTCTACCCTTTCCAGTTATCAAGTTGAAGTTACAAAGCATCCAGACAATTCCAGCAGAAGTATAACCTTGCTTGGCAAGTTTGATTATCTTCTCTGTCATTATCTTGTCTGCTTCATCCTCAATTTCATTTTTCATTTGTTCTAGTTCTTTCATTGTTATCTCCATCATACCAACTCCTTCTTGTTATTTACCGATTCTCGCTCAACTATATTAATATTGTCATCAGCAGTAAAAGTGTGTTCCGAATATCTCCTTTCGATTTTCTGAATCAATCTCTTTCTTGAATCTGATATTTCTAAGTCTGCACCATTCCAACCATTGATTCCTTTGCATTCTCCATATGAAACCCACATTGTATATCCACCAAACAATCCATCAGAATACCAACCTCTATTTTGTAGTAGATGTCTTTTTTCTTGACTGTCTGTGTAAATCCACAGATTTCCTTTGCCATATCTATTTTTACCTGCATTTTCCAAACTCATTCTGATTGCCTCCTTGCTACATCTGAAACTATACATCTGATTTGAGCATCATCAAACTCGCCTCTTTGGTGCATTTTATCTATTGTCCGAATCAAGTCGTAAGCCACATCTCTATCTCCTTCAAGACATTCTGTTAGTATTCTAGCCAATCTATTATAGTTCATTTCATCATTATCCATTTATTCATCCCCCTTACATTTACATTCATTTTCCAATCCTAATCCGAAGACATCAACAATATGTCTCGGTGGATTAGGTGCATTTGGAATACAGTTGAAGCAACAGAATATACTTGGGTTTTCATCTACTAATGTTCTGATAAAACCTCCTAATTCCTCTATTCTGCTTTCATATTTTTTAGTCCATTCCGACCCATTTTCAATGATTTGATTTCTCTGTTCATAGGCCGATTCTAGTCGTTCTTCTAGTCTTTGTATTTCTATTTCTAATTCTTTCTTGGTTGGCATCTCGCATTCCTCCTTGTTATTTTACAATTATTCCCTAAGTACTTAAACCTTCCTATCAGCACTAAGAGTGTGTTCTTTGTTACAATCGCCACAGAGAACCATTCTCGGTCCTCTCTCTGGTATGTGCATTGAGATATGAGTTATGTTTGCCGGATTTGCATTTCCTTTGCATTTCTTACATTGAATCCTTCTCAAAGCCAATCTATGACCAATCGGTATTGAATCAGCAGAAATCATATCTTTAGTCAATTCAGCCAACTTTTTACGAATCCTAGTGGTTTTGGTTTTGACCTTGATTTTCCTTTTGAATTCTTTGCCTGATAATGGGTCATTCATCTTGATTACTAATTCTGCCCTTGCTTTTGTTGTATCTGTATTTCGATGTTTCAACAATGCTTTAGTCTGATTTTTACGATTGGAATGTTTGCCTCGATTTTCAGGAATATCGAATGGGAAACAATCTCGACATAATTGTTCATCAACATCAACACGTTTGTAGCATTGAGTTCTTCTTGAACAATTTTCGCCTTTGCATTTTCTTGAACCAATTCTAATTATCTCATTCATCAGACCACATCCATGCTATAACCATAATAATACTAATCTCAAATATCATTGTTCATCTACCTCCATTATCATTGAGTCTTTCACTTCTCTAATTTTATCCAATACCTCATCTAATTGAATTGGCTTGATATTTCCGTTATGGTCAACCATCATACCTTTAGGTATTTTACTAAAGACAGGGGCAAAGTGTAAATGATAGACCAAATCATACAATTCATTCAACATTTTCTTTTGAGATATTATTTGCTCTTTTGTTGGATTTAGAATAATTTGGCTATCCCCTTCACCTTCTGAATGCCATTGACAAATAGGACAACAAGAATAGACATCACCATCACCAAGATTTTGATACTTTATTTCTTCACCACAAACATCGCACGTACTCATTTCAATCACCAGTGAATGATACTAAGTTCGTATCTAATTCGTCGTTCATCAGAATCTTCTCGCCATTCTGTAAGCATCTGTATCGTTTCTTTCAAGCCCATATATTCATCATCACTTAGAATTTGAGCCATCTTCGCTTTGCATTCTTCTATTTCTTCTGTATAGTCACATTTCATTATGCCCACCTCACTTTGTTACCAATGGTGTTAGTGATTAGTAATCCACCATTTGCCTCAACTAGAACTACTGGTCCCTTCCTAGTTCTTGTTGGTCTTACTACCATTGGATTGATACCGAGTCTTCTTGCTACTTGAGCCATATCCTCAGACCAACCACTAGGTAGTTCTTCGTTCATTTCGTCGTTCATAAAATTGTTTGTAATCATCGCGATTCCTCCCATATTTAGTAATAGGCAATACCTAGTATATAGACTTTGTGTTTGGCCGTTTTTTCGATTTTGAGGCATTTCGTACTTAAATTGTTACTTTTGGGGCATCATTTTGTATCACTGGTGAAGGTTGTATCTATTTTGATTCCTATGAAAAAGTGGTTTCAAATCGAATATGAGGTAGTGAAATCAACCTCTGATTGATAATTATTTATGGTAGAATTGTAACATTTTGATGATAGAAAATGACTGAAAAACCTACCATCACAACTAAGCAATAGCAGATTTCAAGACATATTTTTTTGTACTTTTATTTTATCTCAAAAAAAATTAACAATATTTTTTTGTACTTTTTGTTTTCTCTACCAAAAAAGGTACAAAATTTTTTTGTACTTTTATTTTATTTCTCTAAAAAATAACATTTTATTTTTTTTGTACTTTTATTTTTTGCGTCGAAAAAATAACAAAATTTTCAAAAATGTTAATTTTCGCCTGTATTTTATAACTTCGTTAGACTGGTCGGCATTTTTTTTGTACTAAGAAAGTACAAAAAATATGGGATTACGTCTGCGTTTTTGTACTTTTTAAAAATCACCTTGACAAGTGTGGGAT